TTCTGCCAAATATCTGCTATTCCTTTTTCTAATTGCGCTTTCGGAACATCGTACTTCTTATCAAACGCCGAATATACACTTTGAACAGTCATTACTGTAATTTCTCGCAGCTTAAAAATTCCGTCTCCTACTAATCCTATTTGTCTATTAGGTAAAAGATCTTGAAATCTTTGAATAGTTTGCTTAGCTAAATCTAAGCTTCTGCAAAAAAAAAGTACCGGAAACTGCTCTTCGGCTGCAATCACGGCCGCTGCTATATTTGTCTTTCCTGATCTCGGCGGGGCTTTTAATATCCCAAAACGCTTATCTAATAACGTAGTGACACAGCTTTCTTGATACGGCCTTAATGGAACTGTAATTAAATTAAGACAGGGATTGAGAACACCTTCAGGAAATCCACATACTTCATAAGCATAATTATTTTCGGCAAGTAACTGCTTAACTCTCTCAAGCAATCCAGACCTAAACCTCTTAGTTTTCAAATAATAAAGCCGGGTAACTCCGTCCCATCCGCGGTTTTGAAAAGCTTGAGAAAAAAAGAAGCCGGTTTCTTGAAATGCTAATTTCTCATATAAAAAAGCATCTAATTCTACTAAGCTATGCTCGAGCGTACACCAAACAGGTGTAAAATGTATCTTAATCATATTACTATCATACACGAGCTAGGAAGTAGGAGGCAAGATTATCCAATTTAAAGCGGCAAGATCATGAAAAATTTGTTCTATATTAATCGTGTCTGGAACAGGATCGATCCAACTTTTCATAATATCTTCTAATTGCATAATCGACGTAGCTGTTAGTTCTGCAGCAGAAGGAACAATTTGATATCCAAGCGACGGAAGAAGATTCAAAATATTAATAATACCAGCGTGCGTAGATCGAGGTACAGGAACTCCGGTGCGAGCAGATACCTCTTCTACAATTTTTTCTTTAATTTCTTCTATACTAATCATTATCTATCTCTTCCTTCCGTATTAGACTCCGGTTGTCTGCTCCCATACATGAATATGTAATCTGGGAGAAAATTTAAATCCGTACTCCTTACAATAACTTATTACTTCTTTACTATGAGTTTGTACATCCGCATGAGTTGCACCCTCTGGCATTAACCATACTTTATCCGCGGGAATTTCAAAAGCTAAAAGGTAATCTGCCAACACTTCTTGCAAATCGTCGGCTGAAGAAATAACAAATTTAAAAATAGAAGTAAACGGAAAGTATATATGCTGTGTACACGGAGCAAAGGCATTTAAAGCAGCTTCGTTAAACCGCTTTGCATATGCATCTCCACCGGATGAAAGTTTCGGCGAAACATTAAAATGATTAACTTCGAATAATAACTCCTTTGATGGAACGATTGTACCGTTCGTTTCTATCTCTATAAAAAGCTTACTTACCGAAATCCGTAAAGCTTTAATAAACTTAATCACCGCTGCTTGCTGAAGTAAGGGCTCTCCGCCGGTAATCACAAGATGCGCAGCATTAGTAAAATACCGCATAAAACCATCATCAATTAATTTTTTAAGAAGGGATTCTACGGTATAAACCTTTCCTTTTCTCCACACGTCTGCTGTATCGCATCCTAAATGCTTATCGTGCTTTTCAGTAGACCAACCCTTACAAGTAAGATTACAACCAGCTAAACGAAGAAAAACTGCCGGATAGCCGACGTACGGCCCTTCACCTTGAATACTATAAAAAATTTCAGATACTATCAATTTAGAGTTCATTTACTTCCTGACTTTTAATTACTTGTGTAATAGCGTACATACTATAGATATCTGTAAAAAACACGCTTACTGTATGCTCTTCTCCGAGCCCAGATGATTTTAAAAAAATATCCGTATACTCTTTTAAAGATTTCCCCTTATCCAGCACTCCACTCAATAGCAGCAAATCTTGCTCTGCTACTATCGGATACAAACGCGTTCCAGTTTTTTGAACAACATAATCTAACAAATCTTCTAAAAAAAATTGCTTTTTAAGATTTTTTACCTCAAACTTTAACGTAGCGGGTATTGAAATAGTAGAAAATAATCTAATAGGTAATGTTATACTATGCAGAGAGTAATCTATTTCTCCCGTGGAAGTTACTTGAGCGTATAACGTACACGGAAGCTCGTAAGACGCCTGTAAAAAGCCCGCAGAAACTCTATCTAATTGATAAAGAAAGGAAACAGACAAGAAAAGATTTTTAAATCCTTCGTACTGCTTAGATGCTGTTACTAAAATCTCTTTCACTGTATCTATTGTAAAACTAGCTTTCCGCTTTTCTATTATACTTTGAATAAGGTTATAAGCGTACGCGTCTGTACAACACGTACCCCCTATTTCACATGAGGCTAATACGTCTGCATGTCCTTTATTTCTACTAGGAATAAAAACCGGCAATTGAATCTGTGCTATTGAAAAAACTGACATCAGCCGCACCCTCCTGTATCTCCACAACTGCTGCAAGTGTTGCAGGTCCCCGTCTTATAAATAAGTCCGCCGCATCTGCTGCAAGTATCTCCGCTAAAGCGTTTGAGACTTACAGGACTCGCCTCTAGAGCACTCTCGTAAGGCAAATGCGCGTCTTTATCAAGAGAAACCGCTTGAAGCTCAAGGTATCTCATAACATAATCTACAAGAGAGGTAGCAAACCGAATATTCTCATTCTCTGTCAAACCCTGCGGTTCAAATCGCAATCCTTTTAACTTATTAACAAATACCGATAATGGAATACCGTACTGTAGACCGATGGAAACCGTAGTTGCCCAAGCATCAGCTAGCCCTGAAATTGTAGAGCCTTCTTTAGCCATTCTTAAGAAAAACTCTCCTATTACGCTATCATCGTAAAATCCAGAAGTAAGATAACCTTCATGTCCACCTACGCTAAACTTATGAGTTTTAGCCTCTCGCGTATTCGCTAATTTCTTCCTTACCGGCTTCGGTCGACCGTTAGATAAAAAATCTTGCGCAGCTTCTATATTAAGATCTGTAATTTTATTTTTTTCACTTTTTCCCGACAACGGCTGACTGCCCTTGCACCCGTCTCTATATAAAGCTACCGCTTTAAGCCCTAATTTCCAAGCTTTTAAATACGTCTGTGCTATATCCTCTACGGTTGCAGAATTAGGAAGATTAACGGTTTTCGAAATTGCACCGCTTAAAAACGGCTGCACTGCTGCCATCATTTGCAAATGCGCATCAGCAGATAAGCTATCGTCTCCAAACGCGGTTTGAAAAACTTTATAATGCGTTTTATTCATTCCCGAACCTACAACAGTATTGTGCTCGGCAATAAATTTTGTAAATTTTGCAATATCTTCCTCGCTATAGCCTAATTTCTGCATACTAAGCTTTGCGGAAGGTATAGTTAATATCATTTCCCCGCCGCCTACTAATTTCTTATAAGTAACAAGAAATAATATCGGCTCAATGCTTGTCGTGTCACAATCCATAAGAAACGCTATTGTTCCCGTAGGAGCAAGAACAGTAACCTGAGCGTTCCTGAAGCTAAGGTTCTTACCTTTAGAAAGTAATCTTTCTTTAACTGCCTTTGCTGCTAAGAATATGCTCGGCTCTTTACAATCTTCCGGTACATATACGTCTAATGCAGCCGCGTGCTCGCTTAATACCCGAAGCATTCCGTCTTTGTTCGCTTTCCATCGATCAAACGGCGCAAGGGCGGCAGCTAAATCACTACTTGCAGCGTATGCTGAAAAATGCATCAACGCTGTTATAGCTGCCGCATAATTACGAGCTTGGCGACTATTATACGGCAAAGCATTTGCTAATAATAAAGCTCCGAGATTTGTATATCCTACCCCAAGCGTTCGATAAAGTTTAGTACGCTCGGCTATTTTTTGAGTCGGATATACGGCAGGAGAAATCATTATATCCATCGCTATTACTTCAAGCGCTATCGCTGCCTGAAAACGAGAAGTATAAAACCCGACATCTGAATCCCAAAACCGTAATAAATTATTAGACCCGAGATTACAAGACGTGTCGTCTAGGAACATATACTCACTGCAAGGATTACTTGCATTTATCTTTCCATCTGCTGCGCACGTATGCCATTTATTTATCGTATCATGAAATTGCATTCCGGGATCTCCTGTTTCCCACGTACACTGTGCGATCTCCTTCAGTAACTCTGCTGCCTGTACATGCTCTAGCACTTTATAATACTTATCATCTACTAAATGATGACTCACGGCGGATAATAAATCTTCTGGCGCAACCGCGGAAGGATTTCGAGCTAACAAATCCCATCCGTCATTAGAAAGCGCTTTACGCATAAAATTATCAGAAGCGCGAACAGACATATTGCTGTTTTGAAAAAATATGGAACTGTACGCTCCATCGGGATCATCAAATCTATCCGACCAACCTGCAGCAATCAACGCTTTAGCCTTATCTTCTTCTTTCTTCTTAAGCCAAATAAACTCTCGAATGTCCCCGTGATCTACGTTTAAACTTTCCATTTTAGCGGCTCTACGACTTTTACCACCGCTTTTTGTAGTACTAGCTCCTACATCATAAATTTTCATGAAAGAGCACGGTCCGGAAGACTTGCCTCCTCCTGAAATACTTTCTTTAGAACTTCGAAGATTAGAGCGATTAGATCCAGCTCCGCTGCCTCTTCTAAAGATCTCCATCTCAACTTTCACATTATCTTCAATCGATTCAAGCGTATCCTCGCAGGAAACAATAAAACATGCTGCAATCTGCGGATCGCTCCATTTATTGCCTACGTTAAAATACACCGGAGAATTAAACGCAAAATACTGATGTAATTGAAGGTATTTCATCTCTTCATTAAAAATAACAGCGTTTGGAGTATGGCGAGAACTAATTTTTCTGTACCTTGCGTAATACCGTTTTTCAGAATCTCCAAAATAACCTTGTTCTAATCCCCAGCCGGTCTGCGTATCGGTTACTCTATCAAATAACTGGCGTAATGAGTACTCTCTCTCGCTGCTGTTTAAAGCGCCAGCAAAATACTTCGATGCGCAAATATTAACAGCATTTTGCGAATAAAAATCCGGGAATTCAACATTATCCTGATGAAATTTAACATTACCGTCTGCATCTGTAATCTCCGCTGTAAACTTCTTCCAAATCACCGTATCGTACGGATGTACCCCCGCTTGAGTAAATACCCTCTTAAATGATAGTGCCATATAATAGACTCCTTGTGATAATAATTATCGCGCGATGAGCGCAATGTCTGATTTTTTAAGCTTTTGCAAAGCAGCATCTTTTATTTGCCGCACCCTCTCCAAATGTATATGTAACATCGATCCAATCTCTTGTAACGTCTTTGGCTGATAGGGAGGAAGTAATCCAAAAAATTGAACAATCACGCTCTTCTCTCTACCATCCAGTACTGGAAGTATATACTTTACAATGTCTGCGCTGACCTCGTCAACCCCGAATTCGTCAACGCCGCTAACAGGAACTTTCGGATCAGAATCTTCCGGAAGAGCGCTAAAAACAGAAGTAAGTTTTTGATGCTGCGAAAGCGCAGCAGAAATATATAATCGAATCCAAAAAATACTGTAAGTAGTAATTCGACATTGATATTTTTGAGGATTAAATCGTGTAATGCTTTCCATTAATCCTATGTTACCTTCTTGTACTATATCCATAATATCCACGGAATCGGGAATTTTAAAGCTTTTAAGCACGTATAAAACAAACCGCAAATATGAATTAGTAAGTTTTGTGAAAAGTTCCTGTGATCGCGTTTCGCTATACTGCAAGATTAACTCTCTCTCTTCCGCAGCCGACAACGGAGAAAAACAAGGTGCAGAAAGCTTGCGCGTATAAAAAGAAAAAGCATCGCTGTATAACATATATGAATATCAGGAGTATGATTAATATGTACTAGTTTTTCAAATCGTCTAAGATACTTAATAAATTACTTTACTTTCAAAAGCTATGAGCCATGTCAACAATTATCCGCGTCTAAGATATCAGTCTTCTTAGCGAAATCTTCTTTAATCCAATCGAATAACATTTCAACGCCTTGCTCAAGAGAAATCTCCGGTTGCCACTTAAAAAGCGTTTTCGCTAATTTTCTATTACCGGCCCGCTGTACTCTATCTAGAACTCTCTCTGTATAGCAAACAGTTTTTTGAGTCTTATCGAAAATTACCTTAGAGACTACGGCTAAAACAGTAGAGCTAGAATAAGAAGTCCCGGAACATAATTGAATTACTCTGTGCTTCAAAGGCTTATAAACAAGCAATTCTCTTACGCCTCTTATAACATCATCCACATGAAGCAAATCACTTTTAAGATCCGCAAAATCGCAGCACTCAATTGCGGCAGCTTTCTTAGAACGCAGAAAATAACTTGAGTATAATAGATAACCGAGGTTATTAGAAGACGGCGTTGTATAATTACAATTTTGTCCGTAAACGCTATGCAGAATTATAGTATAACTAGGAATTTTAGTAATTTTTTCTAAATACGCAGTTAAAACATGTCCAATTAATTTACTCCACCCCTTGCCGCTTTCTAAAGCAGTTGCATAAAGATCTTTTTCTAACAATCGACGATTAGCTTTTCGCAGACTTTGCCGGCCTTGATCGAACGCGACAGAATCACTCGTATATAAAAAATGCTTTATACAACCGACTGCGGAACTTTTAGAAAAGGATGAGACTAATTCGTGAACACGATTATCTATCGCTAAATTATAAGATAATACGCTGATATTTTGGTCTGCTGAAGGAGATTGCAATTGCGGATGCGCAGCGAGATGGATAAACCAATCCACTGGCTTATCAATATAAGTAAACCACCGTAGCAGAAGAGCGTTAAGGTCCTCGACAAGCAAATTAGCGTTTAAAAAGAACAGCTTAGAGGAAAGTTGCTTAATCTCACCGGGGCACGCAGAGTCTTCAGCATACTTCAGCTTCGAACATTTCAGCCTGCTGAGATCTCCGCTGCAAAGATTATCTATTACTAATACTGTATGTCGATCGCAAGTAAGTGAGTTAACAAGATTTGAACCAATAAATCCGGCGCCGCCGGTAACTATAATATGCATCTTATTATCTTTTTTATATTCTTGAAGCTTTAGCTACGCCGAAAAAAAAATTCGTACTGCATTTTTTATTATAAAACACGATATCTCTTTCAAAAGTACGTGATTCTTATTTAACCGCCTTCATTTTGCTACCTTATCTACCTACGCGCAAGCGCAAAGAAGGCTATAGAAAATCTCTATAAAATTATCAAAAACAATCAGTCGAAATTTCCGATAAGCGCCCGGCTATAGTTTTTTCTTTTATACATAATACGTAAAATTATTATTTATAATGCTAAAATTTTTATATCCCCGGCGTAATAAATCTTCTGTTAGCAACTCGTAGTAATCTACTCGATGAAAACTAATAATAAAAATAGAAGATTGAAAGAAATTATCTAACATTCGGACTTTGATCTATCTTTTTTTTTAATTTCTAAACCACTACTCATACGAGATATAAATTGATCCCAGCCACTATCTTTAAATAACTTAATACGCTCGCGCATCGTAGAAGGGTGCGTACCGTCAAAAATCCAAATCTCTTTTTTACGAATCGCGTCTTCAAAAAGAAAAATATAATCGCAAAACTCCTCAGAAAATTTCTCTTTCATCAACGCAAGTTTCGGATCCGGAAAACCTATATCTGTGTACAGCGCTTGAAAATCCACCTCTTTCCTAAATCCTACACCACCCTCGTGCACTTTTCCATAATGAAAAACAGAAATAGAAGTTTTAGCTACGTTGCTGCTTTTTCCCCCTTCTAACTGACATGCGTCCCCGCTCAACAACCACGGAGAAGTAGCTAAATAAATTCTTCGAATACACTGATAAACAAAAGGAAATTCTGTCTCATAATTACCAAGAAAATGATGATAATTCGTCGTAAAGCAGTCTTTGCCTTCTTGAAAATCTCCACGCTTTAACCTTTCAATCTCCGGATAATCTTTTTCATGAATTACCTCATCCCCTTGAATTTGCCATTTCAAATCCGTAGTAAGGCATGCTGCGGCAGCATTTGCAATCGCGCTTAAACCTTTCCAATTCGTTACCCAATTACATCGAATAATCTTAAGTTTTGGCATCTCTAATTGAAGCTCTAATAATTGAAGATACGTATCATCCTTATCCGAAAAACACTCTGCTATAACAATTTCATCAGCTACAGCGTAATAAGAACGGATAGATTCTTTAAAAGGATAATCATATGTTAGAGCATTTCTTAAAAAACAATAAATTCCAAGCGTCATGCTAGTTTCCCTCTAGCTTCTGCTGAACTTGCGCTTCTATTTTTTGTCGCATACTAGAGTGCTCGTAAGAATATCCGGCATGCATAGCTTTTAACTTATTATTTTTCTCTTGAATTACTTTACCACGATCTGCATTATCGAATATCGCACCAACTTTAGCATGCACTACAGACGGGTACAACTTCCGCATCGGCTCATTGCACTTAGGACATAATTGATCGGGCGGAGGCATTTGAGCAGGCTGAAAAAACATATCTTCTTCGATGCGATCGCATTTTTTACAATAAAAATCGATAAACGGCATTATTACTCCTTGTTAAGCTACAGATAAATCAGAATCATTAAACTGAGACCCGCAAAGCTTACATAAATAAAAAGCTCCGCCGCCTCTTATTGTTTGTTTCTCAATCTCATGATCACAATATGTCGCAGTCCGTGTAAGTTTCTCATTTACAATAGTCAAATCCTTTAACTTATACAACTTAATAGAAGGATCAGCTTTATCCTCCTGTAAAGAGTTTACAGAAACAGGATTTGAGTTTGCAGAAACAGGATTTGAGTCTTCTGAAACAGTTTCACCTAAAGCAGCATCTTCTAAGATAACCTCAGGACTATCAGCTGCCTGTAAAGGATTGATTATCATCCATTCTGGTAAAATTCCTTGCACAAGCGTACCGGCTAACTTCTTGCGAATTTCAAGCTGTCTAAATCCAGTTTTCCGCAGAAAGGAAGCTATTTTTTTAGTGCCAGCTTCGATACTCTCCGAGTCATAAACCATTCCCCCTTCCTCTGATCGAGCATCTTGAAACTCGATAGAGATAGCAGTATCATCAACATCATCTAATATTACAGCTAAAGCTAAACCGAAAGGATGTAAAATACAACGATTTATCTCAAACAATAATCCTGTACTATAAACGAACTGCAGCGGCGTAACCGGCTTTTCGGAGATTATTTTTTTTCCATCTTGCGTAATCATACGCGCTCCTACATTAAATAATTAAGTAAATATTAAACGCTTTGCTAAGTCCCCTACGGCTTCAATTGAGTAGGCTTGAACTTTTTTATAAGCTTCCTCTCCTTTATGTGCAACCTCTTCAGGATGTTCATAGGCATACCGCAGCAAACTTCTGAGATGATCTTTATCAGCATCCGCCCACTGTCCGCCTACGTAATTTTTGAAGTACGGAAACTTCTGCAAAGGAATATCAATCAGCTTATAATCAATCAACCAGCCAGTTGCATCTGTTACAAAATCTGTAACACCGCTATAATTCGTGACAATCGACGGAATTTTAAGAGCAGCGGCCTCAATCACCGGAATTCCAAATCCTTCTCCTCTAGTCGGAAGAACCAAACAATCAAAATTATTAAATAACTTGCTCATTACCCTCTCTTGAATAAGTGAAGAAGAAGATAAAATAGGAGCATGAGATTTCACACCGGCAATAGACACTATCCAAGAATTAAAATCCATGCCTGCTTGGTGAAGTATTTGAGCAAGATTCGGAGAATGTAAAAATAGCATCGTATCGTCTTGCTCTGAAAATTCTTCTATAAAAGCTTTAATTAAAACTACAGGATTTTTTCTGTCTCCGAAATGAAAATTCGAATAAAATTTAAATTTCTTATTAGGAAACACAAGGCCCGCTTCCTTTCCCAACGGATTCTCGGGCTTAAATACTGATAAATCTACGCTGTTAGGAAGAATATCAATAGGGGTTTTAAGGCCGTGCTCTAAAAGCCTATTAGCGAAAAACGTAGAGGTAGTAAGTACCTTATCAACATGATTTAATTGAGATATCCAAGAACGGTTTACATAACTACTCTCTCCTGTAGTATGAGCAATTCGAATAGAAGAAGCGGGAAGTTGATACATTTGATCTCCCTCGCACGATCTCAAAGCTACTCGATTCCAATAATCATTAGGTTTAAGAATCATTTGCTTAACTTCCCAATCGGGCATATCGCCCGGTTGATGATACTCTTCTGGAGCTATGGAAACATCAACTCCTGCCCGAGAAAGTCCCTTCGCAAGATTTCGCATTACCTTTGAAAAACTCCATTCTCCATAAATTTTGCAATTCATAAGAAGTCTATTATCGCTGGTGAATGTCTCGCGCAACTCTTGATCTCTTTTTGCGTAAAACTTAATCTGATTTGTATCGGAAAGAAAAACTTTTGCATCTTCTTTCTTTGCAAATAAAGAATTACTAGTTTTACTCTCGTAATGTACAGCTTTTGCAGCAGGAACATAATAACTTTTTAACCCAACTTTACGCAATTCATAACAATAATCTACTTCTTCAAAATAGGCAGGAGAAAATCGAGGATCAAATTGCGGAACGCGAGATAATGCAGCGGCTGTTATATAAAACAATGCCCCCGTTACATATTCTTGCTCTTCGATTGTTTCATTAGCAAGCCCGACTTCGTCTTTAACTCCCCCGAACTTATGTACTCCCCAGCCGTAAACTCCAAGTAGTGCTCCGGCATGCTGAATCCTACCATCGGGTAAAAATAACTGGCCACCAAACACTCCCCCGTCTTTATAGGTTGCAGATGCAGTAATGAGCGCTTGAATACAGTTCGGATCAAGTTCCATATCATTATTTGCTACAAGTACGGATGACAAAGAGTATTTTTTACTATTATCTAGAAAATACTGCAGACCTTGATTAACAGCTTTAGCAAATCCGACGTTCTCACTATTCGTAATAACTACTGCGCTGGCGAAAGAATTAGAAGATTGAACTTTCCATAATTCTAAAAACTCTTGCGTGCCATCTGTAGAGGCATTATCAATTACTATAACAATAAGCTGCGTAGACTCTGGTAAAATTTGCGTAGATAGAGAATGCAAAAATAATTTAGTGAACGTCAATTGATTAAAAACAGGTACAACAACGCCTACAAACATAAAGTTTCAGCGCCTTATCAATTCTGTAAATATTAGCAAGTTCATATTTTTTTAAATAAGTGAATGTATTTTATAAGCAAAAATTACGCCGAGGCGTACACCATCTATCACTCCGTGCCAGCCGGGATAAACAGAAGTAGTATAGCCTCTAAGATCAAATTCTTCTCCTGTCCATCCAGACCAATGCGCGTGAGGATACCACGGCTCATTAGAAGAATGCACTCCGAATTCTCCGAGTGGAGTAAAGATAATCGAAACTTTTGAGGTTACTTTATCTAATAGCTGAAGAAACTCGTTTCCGTCATCTTTTAATAAATGCTCTATAAAATCTAGCGCTATTACTACATCATATTTTTGTTCTGCGGAAACGGCAGCATTCAAAAACTTTAACGCATCTTCTTTTATAACCTCGTGCGGAAAATTACCCCTCGGCTCGAGATCTACAAAAGTTTTACTCTTAAAAGATAAAGATCTGGTGTGAAAAGCTTCGCCGCAGCCGATATCAAGTAGAGTTAGCGTTGAAAGATCAAAATCTTTTAACGCAATAGTCAACATTTCTGGTACAGAGACCGCATGAACGGCATCGGGATAAATTAAAATCATATACTACGCCTTTCTTGTTCAATAATAAATAATTTCTTATTACAAATAAAAACAATCATACTACAGTTTCTCCTCTCCACATATTAAAAATAAGTTTTACCTCGTTTGCTTTAGCTAGCGCCGTAGTTAATATAGTTACGTAATCTTTAACTCTCTCCATATCAAGTTGCAGCTCCGGCTTTTCTCGAATCGGAATAACAGCAAGTCGGGCGGCTTCTAATTCAACTAAAGAAGTTAGCAACCTATTATTATACTCCTCTAACTTAACGCTGGAAAGAATTTCTTGAATAGATAATAATCCAAGCTGCGTTATGAGCATATCTTCTGCAGTTAATATTGATTTTTCTAATATCACTTACTTCTCGCTTTTATTAATTCTACAAGCGCAGAATAACATTTTTTACTTTCAAAATTCTCTCGAAAAATCTTTCCGTAGATGACTGCACGATCTTTGCTAAATTTATAACTTTCATTAACTCGCTGAAGTTTTCTAATAACATCATCTTTTTTCGGATGTGCCCATTTCATTCCAGGTCGGAACCAAGGGTATTGATATAACGCCGTATCAATATCTACTAAATCATAAAGAAATGTAGTAGAATAAGAAGAGTCGATATAGTCCATATGGCCAGACCATCCTGTAATCAATACCGGCAAATCGCAAGCAATAGCTTCTGCAGAGGTTCTACCCCACCCTTCCCCGGCGGTACAAGAAACAAAAGCCTTAATAGAAGGATGATTATACAAATGACGCAATTCATCGTCTGATAATACGCCGTGTAATAGAAATACGGGGGGCGGATCAGTATAGGATTTAACAATTCTTGCAAGCGCCTTTAAAACCTCAAACTTATCAATCGAAGAATAATTAAGAAAATGAGTTTTTAATAGTAAACCGACATCTTGCCTTCCGGAAAAAGCTTCACAATAACAGCGGATTAACATTTCTACATTTTTTCTATCCGCGGCAGGGCGATTAGCGTGCAGCCATTGTCCGGAATACAAAAAAGTAAACTCAGGTAGATTATCCAAGATCTTAAAAGAGGACTTATCCGTCTCTGGAAAAAACTTATCAGTTTTTACACCTTCTCCTATAACCGTAATCGGTACTTCAGCTCCAGAACTTAAAAACACTTGCATCACAAAGGAAGAAGGAACAATTAAAAGATCAATATTTTTTAAGCCCTCTAGCCAAGCGTCTGGAATAGCTGTAGTCTCAAGGCCGGCGGTAACGCCAATATTTACTTTTCCTAACCTTTCAAATTCGGAAGGCAATCCGATATGTATAAACACCGCTTCCGACAATGGAAATTGGCTATTATAAAAAGGAAGTAATTGCAAGGCGGAAGGTAAATCTTGCATATCTTTATTACTAAATAATTCACTCGATTCTCCCCATACCGTAGGTAATAGGTAAACAGATAGTTGAGGATCTAAAGTAAGTGCTTCGATAAGATCTCTTACATGAGCTCCGTAGCCTGAAAGGCTATAAAAAGGCGCTCTTATAACCACGTTTGTTTGCGAAGAAGTCGAAACAGCGATATCAAATACTTGTGTCATCTATAGCACCTTTGTTAAAGAGAATGGAACATACGTAGTAGGAGTTGTAAGCAATTTCTGCAATAAATCATTCCATTTTGCTATCATCATATCTTTTGAATAAGTGCGAGTTATAAACTCGCGACCGGCAAGTCCTAAAGCCTGTCGATCTTTATTATTATAAACACGCTCAAGTGCGGAAACTATTTCATCTACTGAAACATAGTCACAATAAAGATACGGCTCTGCTACCGTGCCGCTGAGATTTCTTAAAGAGGGCGGCAGCAACTCACCAAATACTTGCTTACCGTCTGTCATTTGCTCTGACATCCCTCCCGTAGAAACAACGATCCCGGGAGTACCCGCTGTCAAGCTTTCTCCTACACTTAAACCAAAGCCTTCGTTAAATGCAATATTTAATGTAACGTCAGCTATATTATAAAACGAATTCATTGCTTGCGAAGGCAAAATTGCCGGAAAGAAAATCACGGAAGAGGAAGGAGCAATTGCAGTTTCTTCTAAAAAAGTAATGATATCAATACCCTCGATCGTTTTCGGCAATGTGTGCAATAAGAGTAAAGCATCGGGATGAGTTTGTTGAAATTTTCCAAAAGCTTCGAGTACCGTGCCCGGACGCTTCCGATCTTGGTTTCTATTATTCCAACCGACGAAAAACGGCTTATCTAAAGCTTTAAACCCGACAACATTTAATAATGTATTTATCTCTTTATTCCTCTCCTCGACGGGTAATGGAAAAAACTCTTGACTATCGTATCCGTGAGGAATAAAATCAATAGGCACAAACCGCTCTGCGAATGGTTTTATTAATTGATAAGAAAAATTAGAAATCATTACTAATTGATCAACAGACTCATAAAATTTACGATTAAAATAAGGAACAGGAGCGTTATCCCATGCATGCCATAGTATAAATTTTGCGGAAGTGCGGATATCTCGATCCAGTAAGAATAGCCTGTGAAAGAATCTCGGATCTCCGAAAACTACGACTACGTCAGGCTTAAAAGATAATAGCGCAGAACGAAAAATATTTGGATCATCGTGATCGACCGTGGGTAATATTTGAATTCCCTCGAATTCAACAAGCTTTGGAGGATGCTTGTATGTAGAAGAACCGATCTCCATGATTTCATAATTACCAGTAGATAAAAGACCTTTTAATAACATACGCGCTTGATTTGCCACTCCGCTGAAATAACGTATATCGTCTGCTACCATTAATAACTTTATCATTGTATCTCCATAATTTCTGCTGCTACTACTGTATACATACCTTTTAATTCGCCGAGCTTTGCCTTTAACATAAGCGGTAAGAAAATAAAAGGCGCGGCGGAGGGAATTATTTGATCTTTATATTTTTTAATAAATTTAGCTTGCAGTAAAGCGAACTGTTTAGAAGATAACGCGGTCTCGGCTTGTTGATATTGCGCGAGATCTCTTTTAAGCTGCAACGCTTGAGCTTGCATTGCTCTTACAGCAGAAAGAGCTGCGGCTTTAGTAAGCTTAGTTGCAATTACGGTCGAAGTTGTTGCGGTAGCACGAATTATTACATAATTTTTCAAGATAACGCCTTTATAATATAAATGAAACTGTGAAGAATAATTGCAATAGCACAAAGGCCGATGATCCGAGAAAAAAGTCGCTCTGTTTTACGGTCTGCATAGTAGGTAGCTGCCGGACAATATTTACAGACATCTACTTCGTCAACAGCTGGCGGTTGATGCGTAAGTACCGATCGGATTGGCTTAAAAGGATATTCCATTTATAATTCACTCTTATTTATTCATTTAAATACACGTAAAGTAGAAGACGATTAATTTATCGTAATCTTTTCTCTCTATTAATTACCTAAGGTGACGGCTGACACTAATCTCTCAATCTCAATTACTAATTACTAATAATAAATAATAGATAAGCTTTCGGCGAACGATGGTTCTGTTATTAAACACGTTAAAATATATTCTAGATAACAAATAGTTAATTAAAAAAAAAATTAATAAAATTTTATAATTTTTTTTAAACGCGTATCTTATGAGAACATCTGCGAGATTTCATTTCTCCCTATTGAGACTCAATGGAGAACAAAGAAATAATAAGAGTATCTATCTTTTTATGCTGTTTCCCACCAACTGGTTGCAATTACGCCGGTTGCATCGACTAAGTAATAATATCCACTCGGAACAAGAAATGTTACAGTAAATCGCTCATTATCTAAACTACCTTTCGATAGCTGATGTCCGTATATAACTAAAGCAGCATCTCGACTTACAACTGCTGCCGAGCCGGTTCCGGCATAGACATCCGCATAACAATCAGTAGCTGTAGTGCCGGTAACAAGAACAGCTACCGAAATAGCATGTAACGCAGTGTTTTGATACGCAGTTGCATGATTAACTTCTCTTTCCCCCGCTCCTGCCCCTAATACAAAGCTTGTTAAGGTTGATGCAATAACATTATGAGTATGTAGCGTATCTGCATTTGTCGACGTTCCTCCTGTTAATGTATCTACAAGATCTGCTGCTTTTTGATAAGTAACTGCTTTCATATATCCTGTATTACTATAGATATTTATGTCTCCAACTTCTAACGTAGCATATTCCATTGATGGCCCGCTTGAATCGTAATCGCTTATAATTTTCCAAGTCTTAACTGTCAAATCTGCAGGATTATAATTATAATAGATTCCAGCTATCTTAGTAGCTGATTTCATAATCGAGATCCCTCTATCCCCTGGCGTACTCGTGTTATACTTACCGATAGTAAATTGAGTAAACGCTGTATGCGTATGCGTATGGTAAGCAGAGCCGTCAGACACATATCCGCTAGTTAAAGGATTCGCGCCGTTCCATACTGTTGTACCGTTTAATGCCATTCCAAGATAATAGCGAATTCTATTAAGATTAACTTGAAGATTATCCGCTACAGTTATTGCAGTACTTGCCGCCGTTTCTGTGACATCTGCTCTAATTTCAGTCTGCGTTATGTTAAAGAATTGTCTTTTATCTACAGGATACGGCGCAGAAAGATTAAATAATAACGTTCCTCCTCCAGCATCGTAAACATTTACCATAGCGAGTGCTATATAGTTATCCGGTCGAGAATCATCTGCTAGCCAAGTTAATGCGGTTGCTTCTGCTACGTATACTGCAGCAGCAGTAGTCTGATCATACATAATCCAATAATTTCCTGCAGCAGGAGCGTCTGAGATATGTACGGATAAGCCCTCTGGTGTATACGGTGCACCCGCGATAAGCATAACTGCATTTACAGGAGCGGCAAAAGTTAAGGTAGAAGCGTTTATCAATGATGGTGCCCAGCTGCCATAAGAAGCTGCATTTCTTACAGATAAATAAATACCGTTTGAATGTTGATTATATCCGTGCTCAGCTACGCTATAACCACCAAGATCGCTAACTGCTAAACCGTGCGGATTTGTAAGACTTGGAGTTCCTGATCCCGTCGCTCTAACATGAGCAGATAATGTAGGCTCAAACGTTAAATGAGGATAACTCGGATCGACGATTACCGCGTCTGCCGGCGTTATAGTTCTTACAAAAGATCTACGGTCTTGTATAGCTATAACATTTCCAGAACTGTCTGCTGAAAACGTAGCGAGCAGTAATTGATCTGCTGTAGGAACCGTGCCATCTATTGTAATGTAATAGCTATCAGTATATCTAGTAGGAAACTGTACACCATTATCATCAGATTGCATACTACCCGAAACTTGAAGATGTGAAAGTTTTACGTAATTTTGAACATTTGCTGCTGTTGTCCAAACATAATTAGCATCAGAGGCTCCTCTACTACAATATTTTGAAGCTTGTGCAGCAGGAATTTGAATTATTTCTCCATTTCTATCCATCGCAGTACCGTAATAAACAATTATTATAGACGGTACAAGCGATGTACAACGAAAATCGATGTTTCCACTTCCATAAGATTGAGAGGGATCTCCAAATATTCCACCTCGAGATGTAGACCCGGTCCAAAAAGAATAATTTTTTCCTATTCCGCCGGAATTTCCAAGAGGCGCTTGACTTCTTAATATGCTCTGAGAAGCTTTTGTACTTTCAATATTATTAAAGTCATCGGCTGTAGGATATTGATCGTTATAAAAAAATGATTTTTGCATAATAAACTTCCTTTTTTAAAAAAATCCCCGTGTAGACCACGTTATTAAAATTTCAGCTCCTTCGCCGGTACCTCCAGTTACCGGCACGGCAGTTAATGGAATGGGAGCAATAAAACTTCCTGCGTCGTGTAATGTCATGGTTGTAATTTCATATAAAACTGGACCTACAGATAAAACTTCAAATTTTACAGCGCGCACTTGCGTGATAGAAGCTGAAGAAATATTGTATAAATTATTGTGTGCTCCTCCCCACGCAACAAAAGAAAACGTTGTGCTAGTTGCAATAAAATCGAGGTAGCATACTCCAGGCACAAGCCAGTAAACGTAACTTCCTGAAAAACTACCGTTTGTGTTAGACGGCGTACTAACATCTACTGCTACGCCTCCGATAAAAACGCCAGAGTCAGAGAGAGTGAATGTAAGTGTATACGTATCACCAATAGTAGTTACAAAAAGTTGAGATAACGTATCCCATTGAGCAACTGCTGCAAATTGTGCTAATCCACCTCCTATAGTAACACCTACCGGAACACTCCATTGATCAGAAGCGTAAAAATCTCCCTCTCTCAAAATTTCATTATTTTGCCTTGCTGATGCGTCCGCGTACGAAATAATATCTCCAACAACATAATTAGTTCCGCCGTTAATTATACTACCGCTAAGCGCATGATAATAATTTCCATATATTTTCGGTACTTCTACAAAACGATTATTTACAGATTGTATAATAGAAAGCTCAGCTCCTCTTACTGAAAATTGATGAATTTCTATCTCCTTCGCCCTATTAGAAAAAAGTTTATACGCGGGCTGAACGTACTGTCTCGCTAAACTTAAAGCGTCGTGCGGCCGAAAATACGGCGAAGTAAATCGCAGTTTCGTATTTTCGAACACGTTGACTACATCCGCTTCAGTAAGGGCGGCACCCTCAATAATTAATTCATCAATTCCAAGAATTCCGCCCGCTATTAATAAAGACGGTCTTGCAATAGTCAATACCGGAAAAGCTGTAGTTGCGGGAACTTCAGTAAGCCGCTGATCGTCGATATATAAACTAACAGTTCCGCCCGCGTAAATAAATGTACATAAGTGCGGTTGAGAATAATCTATCGCTGTCCACGCAGCAATACTGGCAGCTTGCGTATACGTCGAGCTGCCGTTATCCCAAGAAATAATTATTAGAGAATTACTAATATCTATATCGCAAGCGTATCCTATATCACTCAATCCTAAAAAAGTATCAACCGTATTTTGAACTTTAAATACTATGTTTCCGGTATTTCCAGAGTTTAATCCCCACACCCAAAACATACAATACCAATCCCCTGTCATAAATAATTCGGGAGAGGTATTTCCGACGTACCGAAGCATGCTTCCTGAGCACGAAACTCCCGCTCTATTTTCTAAACGACTTTCAAGATTATAAGGAGATCCCAAGTCATGAACTAATGTTATAGCATTACCGGAAATATCAAATAAATCTTTACACGTTCCACTTTTATGATTTTGATCAGGTAAATAATGAGCTCCTAGGCTTCCTGTTGTTATAAATGCGGGCTTAAGAGAGGTTCTAAATATCATCGGCTCTACTAATTCATTAGTCATTTCCGAAAAATAAGTAAGTTCAGAAAGCGTAGTAGAATTACTAAATCGTAAGTAAGTCTGACAATGACTATCATTTAATGTCTTAATAAAGAAATCGGGATAATAAGAATTCGATCCTGTTAAAAAAGACGGAGGCATTTCCATTAAACTTCCTGTTATAAAATGTCCGTAAACGGGAAGATCTCTACTATTTCTCATTACGCCGGATGGAGTAATTTCTAAATAAGTATCGTAGGCTACAGCAGAAGATCCGGTTGGTGCTGTCCATCGTTGATAAGAATAATCATCGGAGTAAGAAAAATCAGAAAATTGATCTACTCGCAAGGACTTTAATAATTGATCTTGAATAAATGATTTTCCAGCAGTCGATAAGCTTGAAGAAGGAAAACAAATTATATCCGGACTTGAAAGAACTTTTTCTCGTGAAAAAATCTTAGTCTGTCCAATCTTACCGTTACAAATCGTTACGGTATCTCCTTCACTTGCTAACATAAATCCATGCAATTTCGTGCCGTCATCTAATACTGAAAAATTACGATTAATTTCATTAGAAGATACTACCGTCGCAACTTTATAATTAAGTTTCATCCGCGCTCTTTGCAACGAATAATCTACAACAAGCGGCGCAACGCCAGTATAAGCGTTTCCTACTCTCTCTACCGCGTAGCGAGACGTTCTCGCATACGCAGCTTCAAATAACGTACGTAATTCTTCTCTATAAGAATTAAGATATGAGCCGGTATTAAATGTCTCGTAATTTTGCTCTGTAAGCTTATTAACGCCTAATACTATTCCGAAATTATCGTAAAGTTTTGAATAACTTCTATTAGCTATAGCGGAAATTCTAGCGGTACTTAACGACAAATCGCGAAATACTGAATTTATTTCTGCAGAGCCAGAGGCAAATTCTTCAGCATACGCAGACAACACGTCATATTCTACCGTACCTATAATATTAATCGGATATAGCGTCGGAGATAAATAGCCGAAGAGGCGATTTATAAATCGCTCTTTCGATCTCGCCGCTGTTGATTTCCAATCTAAAAAAACTGCCATTTTTTCCGCCTAGTAAGTAATCAAAAACTCTCCTTCAGATGCGTACGCATATGCGGGAATAGTTAAATTATTATTAGAATTTCTAAGAATTGTTCCATCTGAACTTTGTAAAGTAGCGAACGGAAGATATACATCATCTATTCCGGGAGTATTTAAAATCTCTCTTGCAATATCTGCTTGCTGTACTTCAGCTTGAATTGCAAATTGAGAAAAGAAAATAGATAAATTCGTATAAACCTCAGCCTGTACAATCAAAGGATCAAATCCAGCTAGTACTTTTATAGTCACTTCTAAGTCTATAGGTATATCTACCGCGCTTTTTACTAAGACATCCGCATTAACTATCGCCCGTGAGGATGTATCAAAATACGCTTGTATATCTTCTATTAATCCATTATATGCGTAGCTCATTATTAAATTTCCGTAGCTAGAGAAAGGAAATGTAGATAAGTCTGCTAATTTATCTTCAGCTCTAATAGAGCCCGCATAACTTCCAGTATCTATTACGACACTTCCCGCCGGTAACGTTAACGATCCGGAAGCGGCTGAAGACGCAGAAACTGCGACAGCAGCATCTAGCGGTTGATGCAAAAACTTCCAGCCGTTAGGTAGTATTGCAGCATTGTCCGGTAATACATCGAGCGCTCCTCTGCTGATTTTACCTTTAATATAAATATCTATAGCACCTACATCTAGACGACTCGTCTCTCCTCTGCCGATAACTTTAGCATCTTCGACATTCGAAAAAGCTAAAACTTCATTAATATATCCGCCGTACGTTCCGACTGTAAGTCCCTGCTGTTTTTCGGCAATTCTTCCTTGTAAAGCAGTGTCCGATTCTTTAGATGTACCGCCGCTTGTGCCGACTGCATTATAGCATCCGTCTATACCAGAAATAGTAGATACTATTCTTAAAATAGCATCTGCGCCTACAACGCCGGTTACTCCCGGAAGTACGGCAACTATCGGAACAACTAATTCATAAACATTTGTACTAGGGTTTAAATAAGATGCGGCTAACGAAGCATACATCGTTAATGCTTGCGTAGTAATAAATTGCACTCCGCTATTATCGCCTTGTACTTCTGTAGTTACAGCCGTTCCGAGCGGAATAATAATATCTATAGTCGGAGAAGTTCTCTTAAAAAATGTACAGTATCCCGCTGCTGCAATCTCTAACTTTCTTAAAATGCCTATATTCTCCGCAGCAATATCTAATCCATCACTATTTGCAGTTAGTATAGATTGATTTAAGTTTACCGTCTCTGCCTCATCGTATATAATTTTAAATTCAGCTGCGGAGGGCTGTATAAGCACATCGTCCGGTAACGAGCCTTCTTCTAAGGATAACGCCGGTCTGCGAGAGGATATTCTGCGGCGTAAATCACTAATAATTGTTGCTAACGCTTTCGCCATTTCTTACACCTATTGTTTTACCGGAAGGGACAAAGTAACCTGATTTCCGGAAGTCGTTATACAATTTAAACTAATAATTACTTTTCTTACATCTGTTGTTGGAATAATAGATAAAGCTGTAAGGGAATCAATTTTTTCAGTAGTTCTGTAATAAAATCCTTGCCTGATCTGCATATCTTGAAGAGTTTTTAGATACTGCAAGCATCTCATTACCTCATTTTTTATTTCATCCTGCGCAGAAGGCTTAGAAAGAAGCGCTAAATCGAATCCGTAACCGCTTGCTCTTCTTTTCGTAGATAATAATCTACGTATAGCTTGCATAAGATAACTTATTGAATCTGTAGTTAAGAGTACATTACTCGTGCCTATTACAAAATCGGCGTAATAGCCTTTACCTAAACATTTAGGACATGTAGTAAGCGTAAACACCTCTACAGGATCTCCTGCTCTATGATCGCATGTTACTACTGATTGTAAATCCATACTACTTTAAATACTCGATTATCTGTCTGTAAATACTAATTGTCAATAATTCATTTTCTATATAAGCTAAACCTATAGCAGATTGATCCGCTAAAGACGTAGCTCTTGCAGAGCGAAACAAAAGATCATCTAATTTTCGTTTTAAATCTCCGTATGTATTAATGCCGTCGAACGAAAATCCTGCCAATGCTGAGCGTTCTACTACCGTTTTAAGCCACGACGGAATACTTAAAGATAAATTATTTAATAGTGATTGTAAGAATTTCGTAAACTCTTTTTTAACATCTCCTGCGTAAGGAACGCCCTCTACGGCCAGGGCTTGATCTAGAGGATAAGATTGCATAAATTTATCTACCGGAGACAACAATTGCGCTAACTGTGGTCGAAGCTCGTTAATAGCATTCGATATCGTATCTGCCCTCGCCACTTGTAATTGCAACGCCGCTTTAGCTATATGCAATTGATTCTCAAGTAATAATAATTGCGTAAGCATCGCATTTCTAAAACTTTTAGATAATATGGTAACAACTCGTAATACCGTAAGCCATTGGCTTCTGTTAGACGTTACGCCGAGAGCATCTAAAATACTATCCTCTGTTTGTTTAATTGACATTACTCGATACTCGAATTCGCAGGACCAATTTTGATAGGTGTTGAATTAGGAACTCCTCCCGTAGCTGCAATAAGTACAGTACCTGCAGGAACGGTTACAGTTACTTCTCCGTAAGCTCGAATGTGCGAAATAATCACATCTGCAATATCTAGCCATTGCTGTCTAACATCCACTAGCTGCTCTTCACTTAATACTGAACCTACCGTATGTCCTGTACCGGCAGGCGTTGCAAGCACTTTTGCACACATTGCAGCTCCTAATATTGTCTTATCGAGAGCCATCATCTATCTCCTATTAAAATATTTTCAGCCCCGGCGGTAATCTGTCCTTTCAGAACTTTTGTATTATTTGCAAATATCGCAGCGTTAAACGTGCACGGGCCATTTGGAGAAACAAATGCACTAGCAAGTGCTGCAAAAAATTCCATATTGCTTGCTGCTAACGCTTCTAATCCTTTATGCACCGGATCATTATAGGTAGTAGCTACTGGAATTGTAAGTTCATCATGCTCTCGCGCTACATGCTGACCTCGCGTACCTAAAGCGGTATTATTAGTCTCGGTCAGTTTAGTAATATCCGGATCTGCAGCATCAACGCTTGCAGCGTTAATATTTAATTTAGCGCTCTGTAAAGAAATTTCACCTTGTTTATCTATTACTAATACAGTTGATGCAGCTCCGCCTGGAGGATTAATTTTAATCCGTACGGCTACTTCTTTATCTGCAGTTGCTGTTGTTATTGGAACTCCGTTCTTATCTGTAACTATTCCAAGATCACTTACTAGCGTTCCCATCATAATTTCAATAACGGGAGATTCTGCACTTCCGAGAGTGCCGTCAGCAGTCTCATAAATTTTTACCGCATATTCGGTCAATAATTCTCCGGTGCTTCGAGCAACGGTTGTATACCTATTCGTACCGTCTGCAGCAATTTGATAACGTTTTATAAGTCCCATATACTGCTTACCGGCTTCGGTAAGCACTTGCCAGTTAATAGTTTCACTTTTTAAAGATCCGGTCGAATTTTCAATTATAAAATAACCTTCAGATAGCGTTGACAATACGATATCTCCATTACTTCGCATGTAAAGGTAAGATCCTCCTGTCTCCCAAAACTTCTCACCTTCTTGAAATTTTGGAAGAGTATTAGTTTGAGTCATTCGCTGACCTTGTCCGATATTAATATACCTTAATAATCGCGCTTGGTCTTTACTATCCGTAGCGATAAGAACAATTGCGCCCTGCGGGGGAATAACCCACTCTCCGGGACTACTTTGCGTGATTAGCACATCGTTTCGCGTTCCCGGAGCATCTAACCACTTAACAGTACAGAGGCCTTCCTCAATATTTACTCCTGTAATCTGCCCAATTCGAGTGAAGTTACTTATATCTCTCGGCACCGTCGAGCTTTTTACATCGCCCGGAAAAATTTTTTTGCGCTTAATTAACGTCATCGATATGCTATATTAATTAAATAGGTTCGTTATCAAAATAATAGGAAAACATTTAACTCTTCTCAATCAGGCAGGCTTATTTTGTAATAAGCTAGTAAGACTGATAAATCCGCGTAAGTAAAAATTATCTACTGCAAAATCTAGCTTTTTCGCGTATCTAATACGTTTATAAATTCCGTCACCCTCTCGCTGATTTCCAAAATCAGAATTTGCAGTATTGCCTTCAATTGTTGTAAACTGAGGAGAAACAACTTCAACCTGTCCCGAAACAGATAAATTGACAGTCTTTAATGCTGACGTAACTAAACCGACATGGCCTTGCCACAGCTTGAACTTTCTCCAAATAACTATATCCCCCGGAGATAATAATTTCGGATCGCTATACGTAAATTTTTTCTTATCTGCCCAAGCGTATAACGTCTGAGAAGAAGCTGTTTTTATTATATCCGCTCTCGGATAAGCTTTCGCTATACAATAAAGCACAAACATTGCGCAATACGGCTGTCCGAGCAGCCCGAACATTTTCTCAATTTCGTCTATTTTATCTCCGCGATTGCTTCCCGTCTCTTTAACGCCTACGTAGGTTTCTGCGATTTCTATTACGCGATCCGCGGCGCCGACAATATTTAAAAATTCCACGTTAATTATCTCCTTACTGCTTACGCTCTAATTAATTGCAGTGATGTTATTAAAAATTCTGCAACAATATCATCATTATTTCCCCATTGAGAATATGCTGTTCCTAGCATAAGAATATTTCCTGTTAGTAGAGCAATTCCCGAAGCGTTATTATATTGATAAATAATATTAGCAGATTCATTCAGCTGTACTTGAACGCTGATGATTGAAATACTTACTGCCGAATCGGTTACTCCCGGTTTTATAGGAATATCTATCGGTTGAATATTGATTGTTAGCATAAATTATATCTCCATTAATTAAGGAAGTTTTACATAACCGTGCAAATTAAATGTTAATCGTCCGCCTGTCAAAGATCCACTAACAATTGTTAATACCACATTAGTAGGATCAGCAGTCGGATACGTAAGTGTAGGCGAAGCGGGCAACGCGTTAAGTCCGGACATAAGAGAAGAGACGAGAGTTGGTGCAAGAATACAGTCATCGTCTAATCCCGCAAGCCCGACTTTAATCATCGTGTCTGCAGACCCGGACATAAGACTAGCATTATTATAAAATCCACTCTGAATTACATCGTACGGCCGCATCGAAAAAAGAGGTATAATATCTCCGGTAGCGCCGTGTCCGGCAGTACCATTAAATCCTACTACTACTCCCATATTTAATGTGTACGTATTTCTATTCATCTCCATAAATTGATATTTTCCAGAATATCCGGCTAATGTTGTATTTTTTTGAGAATAACTAACAGCATAAACGCCCGGCATAAACGTATATGTTAGCACATTCGCATAAAAATCAGTTGCAAGAAAGGTACAATCATCTAAATAAACATACGAGAAGGTATTAAATGCAATACTACAGCCGTCATTAAAATTATTACTGTTCATAATAACGTTCGTAGTTGCTGTATTTCCTGCAAAAAGCATTCGACTGCCAATACGGCAAGCCATTAAACGACAAGTAGCAGCCGAAAATGTATTAGCGATTATCCCTGCAACTGTATCTAAATAATTCGAATAAAATGCTGCACCATTACTTACGCTATTCGAATTCATTACAGAACCGATAAGAGTATTTCCGGTTAAGTAAGAACCATTATAGAGATAATTATCACTTATTTGAGCTGCAACTCTTCCTTGATAGGTATAACTTCCTCTGAGAGAATTACCCTCTATCCAACTATTCAAAAGTATCTCGTTATTTATAATATATCCGTACTGAAAAAAGTTGCAAGCTATATAACTCGTACCAGATAATAAATTATTTCCAAATCCTCCTTCTTTGCAAAAATTACCGAAAATTTTGGAAGACGAATTAAAAAATGATTTCCACGTTACGATATTTTCCATTCTATTATTATAAACATTTGAGCAGTTCCACGGAAAATTAAAAATCGAACTTCCGCCTTGCGCAGTTTGAAATGTTAAATCTTGTACAACATCATTATTATACACCGGATCGTATAATCGATAGATTTTATTAAGCGGAAAATCATAATAACATTCATATATAAGCGGTGTTTCAAGCGCAGCTGCTCCATTTGCCATTGCTATTGCGCTTCCAAGAACCAGCGTAGTAGACGTGCCGCTTATTGCCGCCCCATTTGCTGACGTTCCATCAGCTAAAGCTTCTATAATAATATAACTATTGATTGAATACGCCTTGTAAACGGCGCTGCCTGCTGTAATAGCTGCAGCAACCAAACTTGCAGTATGATTTAAGCTAGTATCCCATGAAAAGGTATGCGTACCGCCGTAATAAAAATCTGTATTATAAGACCATCCAGTTGTCTGTGTGGAATACGCTACAGGCGAAGGAAGAATATTTGTGCCATTAACGGTAATCGTATTTATCGACCCGGCAGCGCCACTTATAATTTTAATTCCTCCCCATGCTTTTTTTCCTAAAGAGTACATATAACGCCCGGCGGGAAAAAACGTAGACGTTGAGGATGCTTTTAACTGCACATTAATATCGGTCAGATAATAATTTTTTCCCGGCTGAAGAGCGCTCGTATTAACTAATACTTCTGCTTCTGCGTAAGTTAAAGAAACATCTTCATAAGTCGTTGCAATATTGAACATCGTAGTATCGATTAATTGCCAATTCCCATTTAGCGCCGCAGCGCCGGGAGTATCCCCGGTATTCCATTTCGAGATATGATAATTTGTTGTATAACCAGACGGTGGCGAAATCAAAGGCATTTACTAAATCCTTTCTTAAAGATTATTTCCATACGTATTAGCATAATTAAAGCCCCAACCAGTAGATATAACTACCGGAACGATAGGTTGAGCTTCGGTCTGCGCAGTGGACAGGCCGGAGCGCGCAGGATTATAAATTAATATATTCTTATCTGGAAAATAGCGGCCAGGACAGGAAGTATTTTCAAGCTCGGAATGAAAATATATATCAGTAAGTGCAAGCTGCTCTTTTAATAAATTAAGTACTCTATTTAAAGATATTATTTGAAAATGCGTTACTGTTTGATTATTACAGTTTCTAACAACAGCTATATGAATTGAGTATAATCGTTGAAATTCGTCCATGCCAATACCGGCGATAAAATGTCTCGGATAATTAAGAATTTCTCTTGTAAAAATGTTTTTTCGATATTGTTTTGAATCTCTCGCTTGCATCCACCTACTTGTAAGATCTATTTTTCCATCGCTATTAATAATTATATCATAAGGAGATCCGTGATCATCATAAAAAGTTGCAGCGGTATTAATAGCTTCTCCGCTATTGCTTCCCGAAGTCGCTGTATGGTGTAAGATTACGTATTTTAAGTCTTCGGTATACCGAAAATCTTTAGTTTTTACAAAATTTGATATAATGTAAGCAGACATTAAGAAGCCTTATTAATACGTTAGTTATGTATAAATTTATTTTTCATAATATTATAGTTAATCTTGTCCGTTTCGTCGATAGCTTTTTTATCCTTAAATATATTTATAATTTTAGCAGTACCTGGCAAGCTATTTGTACCTGAAATATAAATGTCGTCCGCTGCTGAAAAAGATAATAATTCTGGTAAAAATCCCCAAGGTTTTCTGCCATAGGCGAGATGATACGTAGTTGAATATCTTTCTCCGAAAGTAAGTGCGATATCTACAGTTTCTACGTAATAAACCATATTTCTTATTGGAATATAAAGTAAATTACCGGGCTCTAATTCTGGTCTGCCGGTTACCTCAACTTGTCCCTGTAATTGATTAGCTAATAGCCGTTGCAATATTGACTTTGCGAAAAAATTTAACGCGCTATTAGATTTTATTTTATTCGTATAATCGGGAGCAGTAGCATACCCCGGCCGAATAAGAGGATTATAAATAGTATGCAGACGTTGTCCGAATTGAAGTACCGCTTGATCATCTCTCCATGCTCCTCTGTAAAGTCCCGTAGATTCTAATTTAGAAAGTGCAAACGGCGGATCTGTATACGCATATACAGATGTAAATATTTGACTATCATCCTCTACAAATGCGTAACTTATAATAGACTCTGTGCGAGCTATATGCATTTCAGGATTGACGCTGCACGTAATATTCGCAAAATCAAATCTTTTCGGGCGAAACCAAATATCTCCTTTACCATCAGCAAAAAAATCAAATCCGGTATCGTCTGCAAGCTGCCGAATAATCTCAGCTCTTGTTTTAAAATCAGCTTGGTAAAAACTCCACGATAAATTTAGTACCTCCGTAGGGGCTCTAAACCCTTTAAGATCTTTCGCATTAGCATTAACGAACGGATCAATCACGTGTACGGTTGAAGCTTGAAATAAATCTCCGACTATATCTTTAAAATTAGCATATACAACATTACCGGCTATATCTACGGGAACACCTTTCTCTATATGTCGAGTATCCGCTTCTACCCATTGCTTCTTCTTAAGATCATATTTCTTTCCTTTACTTTCATTAGAAGAAAAAACTTTATATTCATAAACCGGAGAAATATTTTTCCTATTGCCATATTCTTGTACGGCTGCTTCTGTAGAACCGAGTAATAAAATTTTAACAATATCAGGAGCGGTGAGCCCTTTAAATATATTATTCCATATCGATATTCCGTCATCGCTTGTCTGATCAGGCATATCTGCGAATAACTGTAATGCAGCGTTCGTAACTATGTAAGACGTGCGTAAATATTTAGTAACATCTTCTCCCGTTACCGAAATAGTATTACTATTCCCGCTATAACCTTGCTGAACAGTATTTACAACTCCGGTGAAAGCTTGAACTAATCGCGGATTATCGGGATCACCGAATCTCTCTGGTAAAAAAATAATAACTCTATCCATCGGATGTATCTTACAGCGACCTTTTTGAAATTCTTCTTCGCCGATTCCCTGCTCATACACATCTTTCGCAAGATTTAAAAAATTCTTCCTCTTTCTTCTAAATACTTCAACTGAAATTTGAGGCGGAGATTTTACCGTAGTTGCCGGCGAAAACTCATAAGCTAGTGACCATTTTATAGAATCCGTATTTTGAAACGCCGCTTGAAACGCTACTTCATCCGCTGCGGAAGAAATAACTTTAATTAAATATCCAACTTTCTTACCATGCGCTAAAAATACCCATCGCTGATCTACTTGAGCAGGAGAAGCTGCATTATTAATATGGTATGCTAGAGGATAGGTTATTCCGTCCACTATAATACCATAATCATAATCTTCTTTCCAGGTATTAAAAGTTGTGTAGGGATAAGACACACTACTTTCTGCTGTCACGACTGTTGCAGTACTAATTTTAGCAGATTGTGCAAGCTTCTGGCCTTTACTATTTGTCTTTTCGCTCATCGCTATTTGAACACTTTTTAATTTTGCTCCGCTTCTTGCCGCTGCGTTTTTAATATCAACGTCGGGATTATCTGGTTCTATAAATTTATTATTCGTATCAATTAATGTTAAAGAAAAAGTTCCTGGACTTCCTTTTATAGTTTTTGTAATAGCGATAGACGATATTTCTTTTTGCTCTTCCCATCCGAAATTCTGAGCAATTCCTATTATATCAGCTTCTGTATAAGCGCTTGGGGATCCGCCGCGTACACACTTGCGTTCAAATCCTATTGCAAATATTACGATAGCATCTGGATAAAAATGAGCAACTGGATCCATTATTTCTTCTGCGAAATTAAAAAATTATTCATTATTGTAATTAATTTATCACCGAGTTGCGTAATAGCTACATTCACCGCACTTTTTTGTATTAGCCCTTCCTGTGACATTTCAGTTAAAGCTGCTTCAAATTGCCGGCTTTCTGCCGTCATCTGATTTTCATTTAAACCGTTGCCGAGAAATTTCCGACGCACCGCCGCAATGCCGCCTATTGAACCTTCATGCTCGCTTGCGCGAATAGCTACAAATATTCTATTATACAGCCTTAATTTTATTCCAGAAAGTGAATAACCGAGAGCCTGCTCTATTTCTTTAGCTATCGGAGAAGGCGTTTCTGTTTCCTTAGCCGGCGCTTTTACTAGCGGCGACGGAGAAGGTTGAGATAATTGCTCTCCTGGAGAAGGCAATCTAAAAAACTCTGCGCCACCTTCAGCTGCGAAATGTATTCCCCAATCCCCTACTTCCGATTCTACGAGAATGCTTCCTTGTCCCGCTCTATTAACATAAAATTGCTTAATTTTATATCCAACGCCGGACCTGAAAAGCATTCTATCAGGATACCCCGGAACTTCTAGATCTTCAGTAGGCGTAATTACAGATCCGGGTACAATTTTCTTTTCTAATATCATAGAAGGAGTAAGCATCTGACCTACTCGGTCTTCCGCAACTTTAAAAATTTTACTAATTTTTTGCATAACTTGCCTTTTTAATTATACAGTAGCTACATTAGTAATCGATGCTGGAAATTGTCGCTCATCAGTTACCTTAAATGTAAATGAATATTTAACAATATATGGATTCATAGCATCCGCATCGGGGCCATTAAACGATTTAAAATATCCTATCAATAGCTTATCGTAATAAGTCATCGCTAATTGCCTATTCTGAGGCTTATTAGCTAAAGCATAATCAGCTTTATAGAATTGCTTTAATTGATCTAATCGCTTCCACGCTGTTGAATCTGTTAACTTTTCTACAGCTTCTCCGAAACTGCGAGAAGCGTGATGCATGCCGCCACTTCTGCCAGCTACAGATAATTCAGATATCGCTTCTCCCCAATGCTGAATCTCCCAGCCGCGACGAGTTCTAATTTCCGTCAATAATTTCTGAGAAGTAATAGAAATATTTTCTGGATTTACATAAAATTCAAACGTCGGATATTGATCAAAAAAAGTCTTCTTAGACGTACTATCTTGAATAAAATATAATTTACTACCTAAATTAATAGCAGCGCGAGTATTGTCTGCCGCATTAGTGCGTCGAGTAACATTCCATCTATCTCTCCGCGTAGCTCCCGCAGGATAATTTGTAGTATCTATAGGATCAGGAAAATTTTCCGGTACTAAATAAATAACTTCATTGCCGGATTCTGCATCTGTTACGATATCTTTATCTGTTACTCCTATTAAATAATCTTGTTTTTGATAAGGAGAAGCAATTGTACCGGTAGATATCAACTCTGAAGAAGGAATTGCAAATATTTTAATAGGTATTCTTGCCATTACGTAGTAGTTCCTGTTGTTCCTAGAGAAACTTGAGCGTAAAGTGTTTCCTTTATCGCTAAGTTCATTGCTTGCTCTTTTATAGATTCTCCGTTAGATCGAATATCGATAATTAATGTTCCGGCGATATCATTAGTTGCGGCAGCAGACGCTTTTGATTCTTTAAAAACTTTCTTAATATCCTCTTGCACTATATCAATCTCGGGATACTCACCTTTTCTAATACCTCGAGAATTTCGATACTGCATTTTAGAACCCCATCCGCTAAATCCCCCCGGTACATATACATCTCCTTCTTCCGTTACTCCAAGATGTTTACTTTTAATCCAGGTTTCATAAGCTCCTTTACTTCCATGCCACGCAGTATCCGGCTTTGTAAGATTATTTGCAATATCCATAGCATAACCTGTTGCAAGCGCTGTTCCAGCAACAATCTGGCCGCCTGGTACCCATGCTGCTACTCCACCTATAGTTTTAGCAAGCGTTGCTAAACCGGTATTAATCTTATCCGCATTTGTAGCAGTCTTATCCGTTACTTTAGTATACAAAGAATACGCTCCCTCGAATGCAGCAGCAGTAGCAAGACCTTTAGATAACGGCGTTAATTTTCCTAAAGTAGCTGGCTGACCCGGAGTATCCGGAATTCCGTAGTAAGGACTTGGCGTAGGGGGAATTGCAGGAGTTCCTGGACCAATAAATAAATTTTTCCACGGTAACTTTGTTGTTTTAAATTTTCCAGCTTGCAGCAGCGCCATCAGCGTTACCGCACTCATACCGCCATTTCCTTCTCCCTTTCCTACACCTTCTCCGGCTTGCGATCCACCAAACCAGTTTCCATTTTGCAACTCTTCTAGCATCATTGTCGCCCCGACCTTACCACGTAATGCAAAAAAGATTTGAGCGGCAGTTCCAATTGTGCTTAATGCGCCTCCTAAATAAGATCCTGCCCGCGGATTGCCGGTCACATCAGTCAGAGTTTCAATTCCTGTATTTTTCGTCGCTTTAATCCATCCAGAAAGAGCGTGCAGCGGATCTCCCATAAGCGTAGATTGAGCTTTTACTTGAGGCTGTAACGCTGTGATATCTTTAGTTAGCCCATTGTACGCTTCTATATTATCCTTTATCGATAGGCCACTTTTTTGAAACATTTCTACCAATTGCTTTTCCGCATCTGCAACACTTATTCTGCTCTCGCTACTAAGCATTTCCGCCTGTTTTCTAAATTGTATAAGCGCTTTAAGAGCATTCTTATCTCCTCCTAATAAAGTTTGCTCTATCAATTTTGTCGGACGATTCGCAGTTTGATTATATTTACTCGCCTGATCGGAGGATCTATCTCCATACGCTGCATTATAAAGCACGGGCAATGCTGCAGCAGGATCATTAGCAATTAAATCAACTAATTTTTGAGTTTCTAACGCCCCAAATTTTCCTTTTGTCCTAAATAAATTCATGTGCATTCGCTGCTCATCATTGCTGGGAGCTGCAATTGACGACATCGTACGCAATATCGCCATCGCATTTTCTTCAGAAAAGCCTCGACCTCCCGGCAATTCTCGAAGTAATCCAAGTCCTTTACCGGCAAATTTAAGAGAGGGAGCGCCCGGACCTGCGAATTCTTCTCCTGCCTTAGCAAGATTCATAAACATATTAGTAGCGTCTCCGGGACGCGTCAAAAATTGCTGCCCAGACATGCTCTGATTCATAAGATCATTTGCAATAGTTACAGCACCCTCTACGTTCAATCCTGATCCATTGTAGGATTTTACTAATTGATTAACTAATCCGGCGAACGGTATTCCAGTAACTTGCTGATTTAAAGCAGCAGTTCGGGAAAAAGCATTAATCGTTCCCTCGGATTTATGCTGAGCTGCTAACATCCAATTAACTTCTTTTAAAATTTGTTGTTGAGTTTGCGCAACTTCCGGACCAAAATACTGCTCAGTACGATTATTAAAAATTGTTTGACCAAGATTATACTTAAACGCATCGCTTGATAAATTTCCTCCCGGCGTTCGCGGAATATTAGCAAGTGCTACTTGCTGTCCCGCTCTTGCTCCCTGTTCTTGAAGTGCTTCGTTTGCCTTAAGAATACTTAAGCCAAAACCGGTAACAGTTCCTGCAAGAAACTGATAAGACCCCGCAAGTTGAAGATTCTGAGAAAATTGCTGACGAAATATTCTAATCTGATTTTCGGATAATTGATTAGTAACTTTAATTTTTTCGATCAGCTTATCGCTATTCGCAATCAAATGTTGATTATATAATCCGCCAATTCTTCTAAACGCCTCACCAGACATAATAGGATTAGACATAACACTAGATAATGTCTGAGACATATTCTGAAGAAAACTATAAAGAAACGCCATATTTTCAGCGCCTACTCCCGGAGATACAGTAGCCGCTTGCGGTTGAATCGTTTCTTGTCCTGTAATTGAATCTGTTTCTGGCATATTACTTAATTATATCTAATGATTCTTCGTCCACTATTGAACGCTCTATAAATTCTTTTCTTTGCCTCTCGTAATCTATATTCGTACGAGTGTTTTCTTTTTTCTTCTTAACATTTTTCCATAATTGTAAATCCAGCCATGGTAGAATACTTTCTTTCACTGCATCTACATAAGTATAAATATCCTGCTTGTCAAGATAATCATTAGCTGTTAACCAATACTTCTGCTCCGGCGAAGGGGCAGGAAAAAGTTGATTCACGCCGCCTTGCTTCACGTAACTCCATTGAATTAGCGAATCAAAAGTTTTGCAATAATCATCCATTTCAGCAACAATGTAATTTTTCCATGCTTTTACCCCCCGTTTTATTTCTATCAAAATAGCTGATAGCATCCACGGCGTAATTTTTTTCCAACTTTCAGTATCTTTAATTTCATTTCCGTTTATCGCAAATAGATGTTTTTCTAGCAGCAATTTCGGTATAAGCGGAGGATCTGATAAAAAAACTTTTGCAGTTAGCGATAAACTTCTTAAAGATTGTGGAGATAAATATTTGAAAGGGTGAAACGTATGAACCGGAGGCTGATTATAAAACAAGCAATTCGTTAGGTCATAGTAAGTAAACTTTATTTTTTGTTTTTCCGGTTCTGTAAAGGTCCGTAAAGAGCGCATGTATTTTCATCTTCAAAATAAAATTATTTTTTAGTACAGTTAATCTGATGACTAACCATCTCTTCGGTTGTACTAAATTCGTCTCCGCAATTAATACACCTATAATTTTCTGGAAAAGAATTTATCTCTTCTTCAACTACAGGCAACGTTTCCTTAGGCTCCGGAATAAATGCGGGCTTAACAGCATCTACAAAATCGAAATCTTTTCTATCAATCCCGCTAATACAAGCGCTGCAAACAATCTCTCCGCCACTGTAATTAATTCTTTCAGAACCTTCTGGCAACGTTTTAAAAGTTAATCCACACGCTGCGCAAGCTTCTACTCCTTGAAGTCTTCGTAGCTGCTTTAGCTGTAAAGAAGAATAAATGCTTTCTAACCTCTCAATTACTGGAATTTCTAAATTATAAAACCACATTCTTAAAAATTCGATAGCTGAAAGCGTAGATTTATGAGCTTCGTTATATTTCGCAAGCTCTTCGGGAGTAATTAAATCTCTTCCATCGATGCTCCATAAAGAACGAATTAATATTTCTCTTCTTATAACAGCTTCTCTTGCAGTTTCCGGAAAATCTGCGGCGTACGTATATATATCTAACATCTCTCCGCCATTAACAAGCCGCAACTTAAAAATGCGCTGCTTCCATTTTTTATCTTCCCAGTCTCGAAATGGCTTTATTTCAACTAATCCTGAAGTTTCTGATAAAGACCCGAGCTCTTCAAGAGATTGAAGCAACGGGGGAGTAAATGCTGTAGGAATTCCAACAATCGCCATTCTTTTTTTTAGCTAACCATTCGTAATAATAATATGCGTTGGCCAAACCGTAACATTTTCTGCTACTGTGATAGTTCCTTCTCTTACAGCTTTTGTTTTTCCCTGAACCCAGCATCCCATATAAGAAATAGTACGAAAAGCTGGAGCATTTGATTTGCTAAGAACTTCATCAATCTGAAAAGAGTTAGTTAAATCAGTAAGCTGAGGCTGCGAAGCGGATTGCCCGATCATTGTTCCGATATTCTTAGTAAGATCGAACAATTCAAATTTATCGATAGTAAGAGTTATTTCGCCTCTGCCTGGAAGTATTTCGAACACATCTTCAGTATTACCTCCGACTACACTACCGGCATTAATTTCTCTTACCCTGTCAAGAAGTCTACTCTCATTTACGCTAAATCCTTGAAGGGTTCCTACGATAGCTCCACCAATCTTTACCGTATATGCATAAGAAACTACAGTTTTAGTATCTGGAATACGAGTCATTTTCTTTCTATTCTCCTTAAAAATCTAATTAAATGTATAAACTGACGCTGACGTTCAAATATTTCAAAGGATATAGATACTTAATAGAACAAGTAACGTCTATCTGTCGGGGATTAAGAGTATTCTGTACAGCGCTTACGGCCGTCTCTCCGGTGGACGGATCGTTCTTTGCTCCGTATCCGAATATCTCCTCATCTTGTACAAGACCTTTTAACAATCCTATTGTCGCATTTGACACTTCCGAGGGCGTAGATGGAGTAATAACCCTACCTCTGCCTAGAAACTGTCTGGTTAATCCTTCTCTTAATGTTCTTTTTACCAATCGCTTACTTGCAATTATTGACATTTCTTGCGTATCTGCAGAAGTAGGATCAGTAGTGATTGCATCTCTTACGGTTACAATACCCATTTTACTTTCTAGCACGACGCAATTAGCAGCAGCTAATTGATTCATTTCTGCTTCATTCCACTTACCATCTTGAATTGTAAGACCTACTAGTACTGCTCCTGTCATTGGAGTGCTGCGCTTAGCTAAAGACGCACGATAACCGGCAAGTGCTGCTCCGCCCATATCTCCATCTACATAAAATGTATTACTATTCTGATCTGTACGTTGAATAACTGAAGGTACTACGAAAGAAGCGTTTTCAAACGTTATTGCTGACGCGGCGCTCGCTAAGAAAGCAACTGTATCGACAGACCCGCTGCATAAATATGGAGAAGATGCTCCGTAAATAAAACCTCTTTCTTTTCCGAAATTTGCGGCAGTCAAACAATGACTGATAAGATAAGGAAGAGTAGATGAACGCACATTGGAAAGTGTCCCGCTAGGAAAAACAGGAATAATATCCTCGATATCATTTCGCTTAAGCAATACTTCGAGCGCTGCTCCGTAATTTGCGGCAACGGCTGTCGAGCCGGAGACCTGACAAACGATAACTCCGGGAGCGCCATTTTCAAAAGCAATATTTGCGGCAGTTGTTAAAGATCCGGTACTGTTATTTTCAGCTCCGTATTTATTTCGTACTAAGTCTGCATCAAAAAATAATTCCGGAGCGAGTTGCACAGCGGGATCAGGAGTGTATGTATAACTTACATAAACAGGACTTCCGGGGGTCGGTTTTGAAGTGCTGCCGGTAGCATAAGTAAATGTACCGCTTGTAGTAGTCGTGGTCGGCGTAGAATATAAATTTTGTCCAACTACATCAGCAACCGGATTTGCTAATGCGGTAACTCCCCATCTAGAAAATGCTGTAACACCTGCACCCGGCAGCGGAGCAACTTTTAGAGAATGTACAATCCCGTCTCCTTGGTAGATAACTGGCTCGGCTATAACAGTAATTGAAGAGGGTCCGATACCAACAATCGCAGGATATCGAGATGCTGTTGCCCCGGATATAATTCGGGGATTTGAAATAACATTTACATTTACGCTCGGGGGCGCATAGTTCGCTGAAGACATTTGCAAACTCCTATTTTTTTATAATCACTCAAAAATCGCTTTATTAAAACTGTTAATCAAATAATAGAACTTACGGAAGTGAATTTCAATAGAGTAAAGGATCAATCGACGTCGTTTCAACTCTAATACTCTCGAGAGCGTCTCTTTCATAATTTTCATTCCAGGAAGTCGTAAAAACGCAAGTAACGGGCACCGTAAATATGATATCGTTTTCTCCTCTTCTGCGTACTTCTACTGCGCCCGATTGAAAACTTTCTAAATACAGCTCTTTGTGCATCCACTCTCTTACATTCAAAGAGGATTCTAATTGCGTATTGTTAACTGCACCACTACTTCTTGTAAATGTCGCGGACTTAAATAATTGAAAATAATACTCAATAAGATCTGCGATAGTTCTAGGCAAAGCAGTATCGTTTTTTGCTTGAATTCTTAATTGAATTGTAATTTGAAAATTGCCTCCTAGCGTTACGCCCACTCTACTAGATAACGTTCCCGTTAAGCTTCCTGTATAAGTAGTTCCTGATATAATATACGGATAACTACTCGTCGTGTCTATTCCGATGTTTGAATTACTTCCTTCTAAAGTTACATAAAGTCCCGTTCCGCTTACACTAGTTGATAAATTAATTCTATAAGGAAGATACGCAGTAGCTGTCTGTTGCAGCGTACCGGAAGCAAGTAACACCGGAGAGGCTAGATAATTATCATAAATTTTAGCTGTAATAGAATTAGAGGTATAGCAGCTTTCAGAAAATGCAAAAAAATCAATTCCAGAAATATTAGTAACCGGCGGCATACCGAAAGCAACTGGAATCCCGTCCTGTAATGGTACATAAGATAAAGAGTTATTTCCAAAAGGTGTAATTTCTAAAGACTCTTCAGCTATGATGTTATTAAATGCTGTATTTACAGAGCGGCTTCCGCCGCCGGCTACGATAACTACTGGATAATGTTCCGGAGCTTCACTAAATTGTTCGAATACCGTAAGTGATCCTGTAGCTACAGTAATAGCTTCATATCCGGAATTCGTCCACTGCGATTGATACCGGAATATTCTTCTTATAAATTTAATAACTTCTTCGATTACATATTTTTCATTACGTATGTACATTAAGGATAAACCGTGGAAATTGCAATATTATATCTTACATCGCTAAATTCTAAAAATTCTAGTTTAAATCTCTGAGAAACTAGCTGACCTTGCATCAAAGAGTCTTGCTTATTGATTATTTCATACCTCTCTTCTCTGCCGCTCGCCGTGCTTCCGGACGGCACGATTATCATATCTCCATCTGCTACGTAAGGCTCCCAAATCATCCAGCTCTGATTTTCTTCCATCATTACTCGCCCCTCTTCATTAATAATAAGATCTCGAGTTGTAAGAGGCATTCTAATAAGAATTTGATTATAGCCGATCATGCTATCGCTATAAGGCGATAAATATTGAGTCCACCCGTGCAGACTTTGCGCTGCCGTCGCGCCTCTCTTAAACCTCTCAGCGCTTGTTCCTATCTCTAAAGTTTCAAAATAATAAGAAAGTGAAGAAGATGTAACAGTAGGATGAAAAGCAAGTTCTACGCGAGGAGGAATAAGATCCTTGCGTTGTATTACACTATATTCTGTAGCTACTACAATATCTTCCACCTCCACTACCTTTGTCATAATAGTGGTTGAGTCTTTAATAACCGTTAGTGTAGATAAGTAATCTAAAATATCTGGATAATTTACTCCGCCATTCCAAATTATAGATTTATTAAACGGAAACGTTTCATAAAACGAAGGCATAGCTAAAGGAGAGGAGCTGCTGCCAATTGCAGAGCCGGTAGCTCTATGAAAAACAAGATAACAAGGCGTCGATGAAATGCGACTTTCTATTACATGAGATTCTTTTACATAATCGATAATCTCTGGCTCTATTCCGAGCTCGTAATCGTATTCATCGTAAATTGGATTCATTACTAAATACCTAAAATTTTAAGTTTAAGTATTACGAGAACCGCAGAAACTCCATAAACTACTCCTGCAGGCATAGTATTATACCATTCTACTTCTACTGGTAGAGGAGGCAGCGTAACTGGAATAAGTTTCGGAATTTCAATTTTTAGTGTGTCTACTCTATAGCTTTCTTTTACGCTATCTTTACAATTTAGCAAAATTTGCGTTAGTAAAGAATCAATAATAACATGAACTGAATGCTGACCTTTTATAATAGTCGTATCCAAGAATATGCCTGTTTTTATCGCTATAGAATCATGTACAGGAATATGCTTAGTAATAATTGAATCTTTTCCTTTACTATAAACGTACGTTGTATCACCATGCTCTTTAAAAACAGTAAGAATTGAATCTAACTGAGCAATACGAACGTCTTTTTCACTTATTATCTTATCTTTCTTACAGCCGTCGACGTACAGCAATAAGATAAATCCTATTAGTATACCGGCTGCTACATACTTTACGTATTTCATACTAAGCTCTTCTGTTTTGCTAATACTTCATTAGCGTACGCTCCGGAAGTGTCCCCGTTCCAATATCCAAGCATCTTTACAATATCTCCGTGAGCTCGATCTCTTTTTCGCGCTAGCCATTTACATCCCCACTCTACTTGTGCTTGAAGGTGTTCACAGTACCAATTAATAGCTTTCGGAACAGCGACTTCGCTATAGGGATTTCCAAGAAGAGTTTTAATCTCGGGAAGCTGTTCGCTAAACCACCACTCAAAAAATTCTAATTGTCGAAGAGAATCTCCTAACATCTGAGTAACGCCGTAGCTTGCTGCTAATAAAATTTCTGTAGTTGTAGCTAAGGCCTGCTTATTTTCAACATAAGAAATATAATAACCTTGCTCTAATCTTGCTCTATCGGGCGCAAATGCCCATTTTTCCTTACTTAGCGGATCTTTCTTTTTTCCACCCTCTTGAAGGCAAAGAGCTTTAATCAAAGACGCTTCGAAATTATAATTTGAAGCAAGCTTATCGCATACAGCAAATACCTGCTCTTTTGAAAAACTCATTATTTAATTTCCCCTGCGTTAAACATCGAATCTCCTATATAACCAGCCATTATAGATATTACAGCTCCAAGCAAATTTATTATTGAAAAATTAATATTCATTTCGTACGCAGTAGCAATTCCTATGATAGCAGCAGCCGCACCCGAAAGTGCAGTATAGTGATATTTATTTATAAACCAATTTGAAAAATTTCTATATAACGAATTCAAAAATTTCGTTTTTCCGAGCGTGTGAAAAACTTTTATACTATAATGCAGCAGCATGCCAAGTGCAAAAAATACGATATATAACCAATTAAATCCCGCCGGAATATCGAGCGGTTTTAAAGTATTTGTTGTGCCTACTTGAGCTATTACAGGAATTATACCGAACATTATTACGACAGCGAACACGATAAATTTTTTCATACGAACTCCGTTTTGTGAATGTCTTACATTTTTTACTTTAATAGCAATGATATAATTGAAACTATTAATGAGCCTACAGCAGTAAAGATAAGAAGAATAGCTGATAGCAGCTGCGTCTTACTTAAGTTTTGTTTAAGTCTTTCTGCTGGCTGCTTCGCAAATTTTAACTCTACTGCCGCATTTACAATTTTTTCTACGACGCTTTCAGTTACGGCAGGCAAAAAAGGTAATTTAATACCTTTAATTTCTAACGCTTCATTAAGAGCAGCATCAAATTCTTTTTTATTAACGGGACAGCCGCTCAAATGATTTTTCTGTTCGTTAACTAAAACTTCTACGTCTTTAGTTACGATAATCATATTTTTTTCTATTTGCACAACCCGTTCGCTGAAATCTTCAATAATTTCAGTCATGCTTACAATTTTTTTTTCCAGCAAATCAAATAGCCGGTCTACATATTTTTCTTCCATTACACTCAAGAATTTAATTGATCGGAAATATCTACACTAATACCAAAAATTCCGATGACTTTTCCATCAACGATAACGGGAAATTTATCAGTACGTAATGTGATAGAGGGATTACTAAACAATTTTTCAATAATGCCTTTTTTCGGCTGCTTTTTGTAAATTACATCATAATCGTTTAATGCGTAATGTTCGACTAGCCCTAACTGATCTGTAGCAATCTCTGATAATGCTTTTTTTTCTACATCTTCTCGGCGCAAACCGGTAACTTGACAAAAATAATCATTTACTTTTAATAAGCGATTTTGAGTGTCTTTAAGAAAGAGCATTGCTGGAATGTTATTAAAAATATTCGATAATAATTGAAATTCTTCATTTGCAGAAGAAAATAATTGGCGGATACCTCGAATATCTTCTCGCATTGTCCGCAAAGATGCAATTTTTTCTTTCAACTCGTCTGCATACTGTGCGCTCTTTCTTATTGCCGAAGGGGACGTTGCAGTTAACATATTTACTTTATACACTTTCTTGTTTTTTAATAAAATCTAACGTATCTTCTTCCGCGCTCGTTGCTATCATTGAAAGATGCGCTAGCTTTCTTGATAAATACTCAACTGATAATTCTTGTAAATTTTTTAATAAAATTTCTTTATCTACCGGCTTTGTTAGCACTTTACTTACATTATACGCCGAACAAAAATCCGGATATTCAAATACAAATGCCGCGTGTGCAGTTACTATTATAATAATCGCGTCTTCGTCAAACGATCTTACAGTTTGAATAAATTCAAGGCCTTTATAGCTTTGCGATACCGACGGTCGTGAATCTCCTATACTTAAATCCACTAAATAAATATCCGGGCGCTGAAAAGACAATACCGCTAAAGCTTCTTCTATACTCGCCGCAATTATACACGATGAAAAAGTCGACTGTAAGTACTTTTGATATACTACTCTAGAAGGTTTATCATCTTCTAGAACTAAAATATTTAAGGTTTTTCTCATTAACTTCCCGCTCCTAGACGCGTTCCGCGCAATCCCCTTGTAAGAGATCGAGGAAAAGCTATTGTTCCTGAAAATTGACCTTTAGCACTAAATTGCTCAAACGCCATTGTCTTTCTTATCAGCGGCAATACGGCAGTTATAAATTGAAGAATTTGGCTAGATATAATATTTTGATAATCTGCCTGCTTAACGCGCTCAATAGAAATACCATTATCGTTATATCTAAAATGCTTACCTGCTTCAAACCATTGTAATCTAATGCCTGAAAAAAATTGAGCGCACATCATTACGGCTGTAGTATAAATAGATACTGTGTCTTCTAGCGCTGGAGCATTAGGATCCTCCCCGCTAAGTGCTGCGGAAGCTGAGGCAGAATACAAATCAGCGAAAGAAAAAGTTGTTACGATAGGCGGAGTAGAATTAAACATATTTAATCCTAAACGAAGATCTTCCCAGAGTTCGTCGTCTCCTAATTTGGCAGATAAAATAAAAGAGGATCCAGAAGCTTTGGTTGCTCGCATGCTGAGCTCGCTTCTTAGTAAATTTATGTGATATTGCTGTGCTGTGCTGTACGTAGGCATAACTTGTTGCTGATTCTTTATTTATTGAATAATAGAAAAATCTGTAATGTTTTTCAATAAAAAAGGCGAGCGTCTCTGCTCGCCTTCTCACCAACCTGCACTAAGGATCTGAAATCTCTTAGTTATGAGTTCCTACAGCTGCGCCATTCGGAACTAAAAGAGCCATTCCTAACTCTTCATATCCTACGTAGCCGATGGTAGCTTGTTTAGCTTCATCATCGGGCATAAGAATAAGCTCCGTTCTGACAGGCATAACACCGAAAAATCTCGGTTCAGCACTTGCGTAAACTGTACCGGCAGTAACTCTACGGGAAACAATAATATCGATTCCCCAAATAGAGCCGTACAGCCCGGTCTCTAAGATTTCACGCATCGTAACTGGATCAAGTTCAGATGTTCCCCAAGTACGGATATCTTTGAAGGATTTAAATCTCATCAAAAATGAATAGCAAGGAAGATCATGATCCATAATCGTTGCGCTAATATCATTTAAGAACTCTTTTGAACATCCGGTAACCGAGGTAGAAACAGGATTATTAGCCGTGTTTGCTGCTGTTGTTGCTGCTAACAGCTGCAAAAACTGATCATCTTCCTGCACTTGTGTTGCAATTCGAATTTTTTCTTGAGTTCTGTCAAGAATATTAAACCTACGTTGCTGAATTTGAGATAATCTAATAGCCGCCGGAGAGAAAATCTCCCATGTGGTCGGTTCTACATAATCACCTTCTACAGTCCATTTAGTAACTTTGCCGCGTTTTGATACGACAAAAGCGGGAACGCTTACATCATAATCATAACGAGCAATCTGGCCTTGCGCAAGCACGTCGATTTCGAAAAATTTACGAGCTACGCCTACATAATCAAGCTCTTGGCGAATAGGCACCGCCATTTGAGCTGCAACTGCTTGACGACCGCCTTCAGTGGTTAAACTTTCCCAAATTGTATCTCTATCCAATACAGATTTTTGATACGTTTGATAAGGATCGTTAATCCCAGCAGAAGCTGTCTTAGCTAGAGAAAAACCGTTTCGAGGCTTTTCAGAACCGGGTAACTTAATCATTTCATTCTCCTGAATAATTATTAAAAAATAAATGGAAGTATTTCTAAGCGCTCTTCCATGCACGCTTTTTTTAATCTCTCTGCAGAGACAAAACTTTTTTTACAAATGCCGCCGAGATTTTCAGCGGCATTTAGAAGCCTGAACTTAGAACCGAAGAATAACGCCGAGAGTATAATTATTAGCTGCTGTCGGTTTTACAAACATCTTGCCTTTAACTGAACCTGTGGCGGAATTAGTCCATTTTCCTTCATTATTAATATAAAGATCAGCTGCAATAGCTGCACTTTCAACGCCGCTAACGTAAGCGCGAGCTGCACTCGAAGCTGCGACTTCTTGGCTATGGTCGATACGAAGTGTCGTACCGGCTCCATAAACGCAAGTTACTAATGATCCCGTAGGAGGAGTACTTACTTCGGTATCATCATCCATACCAACAAATAATGCTTCATCGGTAACAGCGATTGCAACAGAAGTGGCTGTTGAATTAAGAGTAAACGCTTGACCCGGCATCCATCCGGTAGCAACAACTGCTGCAGATACAGGATAAGTTAGTTTCGCGTTTTCGATATCGAGATATACTTTTGACATAATAGAACCTTTTTATTAAAAATAAAATAATATTTTAAAAAACGATCATTCTTTTGCTTGAAATCCGATAATAAAATTAAAATGTTTTATAAATCGGTGTGCGTACTTTATTCAAATCAACACCTTTCGCCTGCAGTTTATTTACCGTAGTTGTAAAAGATGAAGTTAAATCTAATTTCGGAGTCGCTGCACGAAATTGTGGAACGTTTTGCGAAGCCGCTTTTGCAATCTTAGCATCACTCTTTACACCTGAATTTAAATTTTCTGTTGCTACCTGTCCAAAAGGTTTGCTAACGCCTGTTGCACTATTCCCTACAACACCACTTTCTGATTCTGGAAGATGAGCTTGTTTTAGTGCAGCTTCATTAATAATCGGAAACTCTTTCAGCGTAGCTACTTTACTTGCAAATTCAGCAGCAGATAATGACATTAACTGCGCTGCTTTATCAGCAATAGCATTTTTTGTAAAAGGAATCGCGCCTGTCGCTGCGTACTGACGAGCAAGCTTAACTACTTGTCGAGCTTTTGCTTGAATAGCTACAGGATCTGTACTTGCAGGTGCGGGTCTTCTAGCAGCTGTTACTTTCTCTGAAGGAACGCTTGATTTCTCAGGCTCGTAATTAATATTAGCGGAAGACGGCTGATAATTTTTTACCATACCGGCTGCAAAATTTGCATCGCCGTATGCATCAGCATAATAACTTTTTAAAGCTCCCTTATCAGAAGCTGCTGTTTTAAGAAGCGCAGGAGAAATTGCTGTAATATCAGCGTTTAGTTCCGAAGCTGTACTATGAATACCTCTTTTTTGTACGTTATCTATTACAGCCATTCCATAATTTTTTGAAGTAAAAATACTAAAACCTCTCTGATCTTTTGGACCAATAGCTGCCGGAACGTTATTAAAACTCGCAACAAGGCGCTTACCCGATTTCGTATCAATTACTTCCCAAGTTGCATTTTTTCCCGCTGTAGTTAACGTAGCAGAAACAAAATTTTTATTATCTGCTTTAAAATCAATATCATCTAATCGATGATCTACTGCCGGATTAGGTCTCATATCTTCAAACGATTTGTCTTTACCAAACTCTTTTTCGCCTTTGTGCCAAGCGCTTTGCTCTGCATCTACCGGATTTCCTGAAGCTGGCCATTTATCACCCGTAAACTTAGCACCGGTTTGAGGAACGGCAGTCGCTTGCTTAGGAAGAGCACTATTAAGAATAGCTTGGAATTTACTAACCTCGCGGATTGTTTCAGCCGCCTGCTTCAAACTCGAATCTTTAATTGAATTTTCGGGCTTATGCGCTTTTTTTAAGAAAGACCAATGTGTAACAGCGTTTTTTGCTTCTCTAATAGCTTGATCAGCTTTTTTCTCGAGCGAAACTAGATTATTAGCATAAGTTTGACTTGCACGCTTAATAGAAGCAACTTTTTCTTCTTCTTCAACTTGCCCGCATAAGCCGTCTAAATTGTCAATTACTAATTGAAGATCTTCTTTTGCTTCATCTAATGCTTGTTTAGCATCTGCAGGAGTCTTAATTTCTTTAGCATGCTCCGGAATTTCTTTTTCATCAATGCTGGAAACTTCAATATCTTCCGGCTTAAAAGCATCAATCTCTTTTTTTTCTTGTTCGGTGTCACCTTTTACAGCATTTAGCTCGTCGCGCATTTCTGCTAAGGCTACTCTAATCGTATTATTAATCTCAGCCATTATAATTCTCCTTTGTTAAAAATAGCTATTTTTTCTAGAATTAAGCTTATCTCTTAGCACATCGCTAGAGAGTATTAAATTTATTAGAAGTATATCAGAGAGAAACTAAAAATTCAAGGGGTGTCAGATTTGAGGAGTCAAGAAATCTCTTTGAGAGCCGCTTGTAAAACTTGCAATTCCTGCTCCAGGAGTGCTTTCTGTGATTTAGCTAAACGTTTTTGTAATGAAGTGGTAATCTCTATACAACGATTTTCAAACGCTGTTCTAAGCCCGAAAGGCTTATCCGGCACAGCGAAATCTTCAAAATTGAGTTTCTTAAACTCTTCTTCAAATTTATCAAAATTAAGACTCATTAAATTCTTTTCTACTAACTAAAATTACTTTACAGACTGAAATCTTTCTTCCCATACAGCTTGGTTAATAAGTTCTCTCCAAGAATGTCCGTTCTTTAGAATTCGTTCAAAATCAACTACTTTGCCGGCTTTCTCGATTACAATTCCGCAAGCGTCAGCGCATTCACGTCCTTTAAGAACTAAATTGCCTTGTTTTTTAATCACCCACTCTTTTGGAGAGAGCGATCGAGAAGAAGTAGAAACCGCTTGTTCATTAGCTTCTTGCGGAGCGGGAGACACCGGTTTAGCCACGGTATTTGCCGCGGGAATTGGCTGTGCTGTATCATCATTTACTTCAATATCACTATGAATTTCTACCGTACCGTCTGTTTTCTGCTTAAAATTTAAATCCGCGAGTGTTTCTAGCGTATTTCTCCAATTGGCTACAGTATCATTTGAAACGCTTGGATATTGCTGATAAAATAATTTACGCAATCTCTCTTTTGCAGACGGTAATGCAAGTGAAGTTTCGATTGTAGATAAAATAACCTTAACAGCCGCATCAGATTCTGATAATTCTTGCAATTCTTGTAACGGCATTGAAGATGGAAGATTTTCAACAAAATACCGCTTAAGCACTTCGATAGCATCTTGCGGAAGAGAGGCAAGTGCAAATTTTAAATCTTCATCATTCGGAATAGTAGCTGCCGCTTTTTGATTAGTACTTTGCGGCGGATTACTACTAGCCGGCGCTGCAGAATTCGTATCTTCTGCATCAAAATATTCGGGAGTCTCGGGAACATTTTTAAAAACATCAATCTCCACGGTACCATCAGGTTTTTGCTTAAAATCAACACCGCTTAGGACACGTCGCCAAGAACGTTTATAAATTTTATTTACACCTTCTGGCGGATAATACATTGATGAAAATGTAGCGCCTGCTGCCTTTTCTTTCTGATAACGTTTCTCCATAGCTTGTGTTACAGGACCATAAATTTTTTCCCACCTTTCAGGGGTAATGTCTGGAGAAATATCTCTATTATACGCATAATTTCTATAAGTAAGATCTGACACAATATCATCTGGAGTTTGGTACCCATTCGATGTAGGTATAAAGCTTTCTCCAGGCTCTGTTACAATATTATCATCCATTGAAGATTTAAATAAATTTTTAAATGAAAATTTCATCTTACATTCCTTTTTACTTAACATTTAATAATGGAGAACTTTTTGAATTGTGTTCTTTATTTCGCAATTCTTGCCCTTCGTGATTTTCGTTATGCCAGGCATTTAATTCTATTTTCGCTGGATCTCCAGAACCCGGAAACTTATCACCGGTATATTCAGCTCTATTTGGTAAAGTTATGCCGTCCGTTCCTTTATAAGGCTTAAATTCATCTTTCTCAAGAAGTCCGCTTAATACTCTTCTCCAATTAGTTTTCATTTTCTCTTATCCTTAATTTTCTATTTTATAAATATTAGCTAGAAAGCTTTTTTATTTCTACTTTAAGCTGAGTTGCCGTCTCGTAATCCCCGATGACTAAAGCTTCGTGTAACTGATCTAAAAGTGTATCTATAGATCTTTCTTTTTGATAAGGAGATTGATATATCGAAGTTTCTGGAGACGTATAGATATTAAAATTTATCTCGCCGCTATCTTCATCAATTGCTTCTCCAAATTGATTAACTGCTTGATCTCCGGCATCGTCAGAAGGCGGAGTATTAAAACTAAGAGAACGGGGAGCAAAATAATCTCCATAACCGTCTGCTTCTAATTTTTCAATAGCATCATTGAATATCGATATAAATTCCCTCTCTTGCTTAATACTATCCGGAATTTCTAAAAGTAATCGATCAATTGCGTCTTTAGCTAAATTATCTTTATTTCCAAGTCCTGTAGCTAAGCCGCCTTTAACGGCAGATCTAACGTATTGCGGAATATAAGTAAGCCAATATTCTTTATCTAACGCTAATTTCTTAAAAGATATTTTCTTTATCTCAGTACCGCTTACCCCTTTCTGCGCAACTCGAATACTTTCCTCATTTTTTCCGTCGATTACTTTCCCAGATTTACTATAACTAAAATAATTATCTTTATTAACATTCATTCCGATATGTTCAGGAATCCAATTAATATCCTTTAGTATTCCAGAATCAATCTTCTGTGAAGTATAAGAAAGTGTCACATGAGGAATAAAATCATAATCGCTCTCTTTTAAAGTTATCACTGAAGCTACAATTTCTTTTAATCGAGTTCGAAATTCTGCGCCGTTCGTCATATTAACTAACGCGACTACTGGAGTATCTTTACTATCAAATTCAGCAATTCCCGTAAAAGAACATTTTATACTCAATTCGCAATGTTCATAAAACTTTGCTATTGCCTGTTTTAATTCTTCAAGTTGATCGTCTGTAATTTTAGCATCTGGATAATACAATAGAGTAACGTGCAGATTATCTTCTAAATCTTTAATAGCTCCTAACCGGCCTTTAATAACATCAGGAACATAAAAACAAATAAACAAAGCTTGCGCCTGTCCTGCAGTAGCTGAAGTTATAGTCTTAGCACTATAACTAACCACGTACGCTCCTCTGGATGTATCCGACCATGCAGCAGCTTTAGCTAATTGCTCTGCTTCAGCCTTACTAAAAATTCTTGTTTTTACTATTAAAAGTTTATCGACTGCGGATAAATCAAAAGCTTCCCCTTCAAAATCTTTATACAAAAGCACATTCCAGTAAGGATGACCGTCTCTACAACGTACGTAATTAATAAAATAAAGATTATAATGTTTTAGTTTTGATAATGCTAAATTGTCGTCAAAATCGGCAGTAGGTACGGCAGAAAGCGCCCAGCTTAACTTACTTTGCCGCTTGCGCCCTTCTAATAACTCTTTCCAATTCTTAAAAGCCGTCCTTGAAAGAACATCAAGATCTAAATTATTTTCTTCTGCATGTCGAATTACCGAATCTAATTGCTCTTGATTATCATCAATAAATAACGTTTTTCCTTTAGATCTTACGTATTTTCCTTTATCAGCAAAAGCCTTAAGTATTATATCGTAATTAAAATACTGAAAAATATCGAATTTTTTTAAAAGCATTACAGAAGGTTGCGCCTCGAAAGGTAAACCAAGTCTGTTAGCTAAATCTACAAGCTTTTCTCCACTACTTACAATACCGACATTCTTATTGGCGGCATCTAAAGTTTTTAAAACATCTCGCACGCCGTCTTGTAGCCGAATAATATTGCCTTTTATATCAATAATTACAGAAGGGGCTTTAAGCTCGTACGGAGATTCTGTCTCAAAAGCTCCGATCTCGCTGCCGTCTACAGAAGTACAGTCCCAAAGCGTTTTGTCTAAATCTACTATTATAGTTACGTAATTTTCAAAAATAGTATTTTCCAGCGTCTTATTAACTACAGATTTAAAATTTACGCTCATTGACTTTCCTCTAACAAATTTAAATTCTACGTCCTTGCCGAAGAAGCTGTAACTCGCGGAGCTAGCTGCCTTAGCACTTCTCTCCACGCTTGCTTGGCGATCGGTTGCGATCGATTTCGTAAAGCCTTCTGTTTATCCGGGGCATTATCTTCTTCGCGTTGCTGAAGCGTAACTAGCACATCTTCTGTAGAAGTTGAAGGAAATAAATATTGATTTATAAAATCGTTTTGCTCGTCCAGATGCTCAGCTAACGCTTCCGTTTCTTTTAATGAATTAGCGGGTACCGGATATTCTACTTCATACATATCAACTACTACACCTTTTTCGACCGGTCTTTGAGGCGGACGCGACGGACTTGCAGGTAATGCAGACGTAACTTCGCTGCGATCTATAAATTGTGTAGCAACGATTAGAGCTGCATAATTTATCAGGCTAAACAATAAAGCGTCAATATTCGGTTTCTCTAAATAACTAGAAAGCTCTTTAATCGGCACCCAAATTGTTCTTGATCTCTTTTCATTCGCTGTTCCGTCTCCTTTCGGAATTTTTTCTGTAAATTCTTTCCCGGAGATAATATAACAATATCCTCTCATTGTCGTACTTTTACAGATTGGAAGATTCTCATAAAGCGTTAATATTGACGGATTACTGAAAACTACTCCGCTTTCCTCTTTTAGCTCCCTTATTAACGTCTGTTTTGGAGTTTCACCATCGTCAATTTTTCCAGAGAGAACAGTGTAATAAAGCTCTTCGCCCTCGGCATCTTTTACAAAATACGGCGGGCAATACTCTTCTCTAATACCGACTTCTTTATGGCCGTCTTCAAATTCTTTAATAGGAAGACATAAAATAATATCCTTCTCGTGAAGAGTTTCGTAAGGGGCTCCTTCTGGAGATATAACACTTACCCAATCACCTTTCCAAAGAGTTTTAAACGGTTTCATTAAGCTACCTTACACATTGATGAAATTAATCCTTCTTCTTGAAGTATCTCGTAAAGATCTACTATAGCATCTCTTCCGAGAGTCTTAGCGATTCGACGAATGTAATCTTTATGACCTTCATCCTGCTGTCTTGCTATTTTTTCTAATACTTCTGCTTCTGCGTACGCCGGCATTCCAACTATTGATAACTCAAAAAAAGAAAGCTTATGATTTATTTCTCCAGCTCTCGCTGAAACCGGCTTATTGGAAATACCATTCAAAATTTCTTTTACATCAAAAGAAGAAGTTACTACATGCTTTAACCACTCGGGACGAAGGAGATCTTTATCAAGCAAATCTCTTATACTGTTCGCTGTCGTTACAATCATCGCGCCTTTACGATGCCGCAAATGGTCGCAATAATCTTTAGCAAATCGTGCGCTAGTTCCACAAGCTGAACATACAGAATACTCAACATTAGTACCCATCGAGCAAAATAATTTCTGTTTATTATCAATCGCTCGCAGTATTCGATCTAACGCTTTTCGAACACCCGCATCTGTAGAACTATTCTTAGTTAATGTCGTGTCAAGTCGCATTAACACTTCAATATCTCCCGCGCGTTGCTCTGGCAGATCAAGAATAGATTGTCGAAGACTGGCGTTTGCTCGACCCCCTAACTTACTCCAATCTCTGTGTGGAACCGAAGAAGGGTAAAGAAACTTATTTAAGAACGCGTCAGGCAAATCTCCGATTGAGCCGGTAATGCCAAGAGCGGAGTTATGCTCGTGATGAGCTCGCTTGCCAATAAATGATTTATATCCATATCCAGGAGTTGAGTCTTCAAAATATTCATAAGGAAATCCATCGTAATTTCCGTTAAACGATCCTTTACAAAGATTTGCAATTGCGCGAAATCTCAATAACCTATGCGTATCATCTATTGGTATAATTCGTCGCTCAGCAGAAAATGTCTGCTTTGGTAACGGTACGCACCTTACAATTTGGCTACATTCTTTTACAATCATTTTTTTTTAACTTTCCTGAATTCTATCAATTTCTTTAATTATAGCAGCAAAATTTTGCTTCTGATCTGGAGTTAAGTTTTTAATTACGTTTACATGATTTGTAGATAATTTATGATTTTCTCGTCTAAAATACATATCATCTTCCGTAATAGAGCTATAAACTTCTTTGCTAAGATCATTAAATAATGATGACAGTCCTACCGCTGGTTCATTACCATTAGCTGCTTCTGGAGCTCCGGCCTCTCCGATAGGCGACGGCGGCGGTCCCCCTTCCGCTATCCCTAATTCCGCAGTATCTCCAATAGGTATTGTACCGCCGTTAAAATCTGCACCGGTTAATCCTCCGAGATCGAAGCCTCCATCTCCTGCGCCGCCTCCGGTTTTTTTATCAACGAACGGTAATAATCCCTCTTTTGAAATTGCAATTGTTCTTTGCTGAGCTCTTCTAAGATCTGAAATATATGCTTTCTCTTGAGTATCTCTATCTAACTTAGCAAGTCGCGCAAGCGTACCATCATCTACAAGATGCGGCCGTTTATCTGTAAGCCACTTAATGTAATTTTTCAAATTTTCATCAGATGCCGCCGATAATGCTCCCCAATCAAGCTTCGGGTATACGTAGTCTCTGACGGTACCTTTATTCTCTGCAGTCTTAGAAATTGTAAATTTTTGAAATTCTGCATTATCTTGAAAATCCCGCAAAGATTTAAAATTCTTAGCGTACGCTTCACTTGCACTTATCGTACTGCCCCATTTGCTTTTAGTAACGCCGCCGTATCCAGCAACAGCTTGCTTTACACGATAAAATCCGCATAAATCCGCTACAGGTTTAAACCAGCCCTGATGAACTAGCGTTTCTAATTTTAATTGTAAATTAAGATATCTTTGCCTCTGTACTTCGAGGTTAATATAAGCTTGACTATAACTACCTCCCTGACCGGCTAAAAGCTGCTCATGCACTCCCATTCCGATAAATTTTAATCTATAAATTCTATCAAGCTCTGGACCAATCGGAAGCATTTTACCATTACTTCCATAATACTCTACATTTATTCCGTAGTGATAAAAAATACTAAAATTTGGATCAAGCTCGTAAGCTCCGAATAAATCCCTTACAGCATTAATTTCTTCATCTTTCGGTATCCATCCTGAAGCGGGATCTCCGACTTTAACAATCGTAAGAGGTACTGCATGTCTAGTAGCTAAAGCAAAATTTGCTTGATTAAATCGATCCTCCAGCATTAACGTCTTAAGAATTCTTTTTATAAGCGATCGACCTTTTAATTCATATGGCCGCATAGCATGAGCTACATGAAATACATTATTAGGCTCGAGAGGAATTTCTTGATTAAATAGTACATATTGTATCATCTCTTCAGGAAGCTGATCGTAAATATACCTAGGGCTTTGAGTATGAACAACTCTTTTTAGCGTTTCGTCTGGAATAAGTTTTATAAGAGGCTTAGCATTTATCCACGTACTCTCAATCTTTACGTAATCAGGATTAAGTAGCGCGAATTGATCCCACATATAATCTGCTTCATTAAAAGCACCAAAGGGATAAACATTACCGATTTCGTAATATTCTTGAGTAATATCACTCAAAAGTTTAATGCCATTAATTCTTTCCCACATATCTTCATAATGCTGTTGAACTCCGGAATCTTCGCACTGTCCAAGAGTCAAATCTGCAAGCGGCAAATCGCTTAATAATTTTAATGATGCGCCTACAATCGGATCTGTCTCTGCGAAAAATCTATAAAGTCCATGAAGGGTTCTATCATCTGTAGGGATGGATAATGTAGAAGAAGTATATCGAGGATCATTAAATATCGGAGCCGTTCGAGTAACATCAGAAACGCCCGCTGTAACAAGCCGGCGTGCTTGCGCGTTTGCTAAATTTCCAGTAGATCTCTGCGGAGTAACAATAGGAACTTCAGTAAGTTCTCTTGAATTATTAAATTGGGAAGCTCTTGCTTTCCTGAACTCTTCATTCGTACCTTCTGCTAATTTAAACTGGCTTCCAATTAGGTAGCCCATACTATATCCTTAAAGTCATTGTATTATAAATATAGATAGTCTTTACTTTGCTCTCAAGCATAATTAAATATCCTTTATTACTCGACTATCTTACAAAATGGTAATGGGTAACTTCTGTAATTCTCGACGCACTATTTCCATTACTTTTCGCAAATCTGCTACAGAATAATCATATATATCTGAAAGTAAGCTATGAAATTTTGTTTGCCGGTGCAGATTTTCGTCAAAAGACTCATTTTTATAATTATCGAAAGATAAAATAACATCAACACTTGAACGGATATCACTAATTAAAGAATCTTTTATAACTTGACTATCTATTACCGCTTGTCCTGCCCAGCTTAATTTATTTAACAGATTTGCTGTAACTTCTAATTTATTCGGATTCTCTTGTTTCCATTTTTCAAAATCTTCATCAGTAAATCCGTTATCACTTTTACCGATAACATTATTGTTTGCGTACCATTCTTTATTACCGTTAGCCCATTCTATAGCAGGTCCGTCAGTTCGGTGACATTTACCATTTTGATACCAAAATTTAGTACCGCTTGCATATTCTACAGCGGGACCATCAGTTCGGTGAAGTTTACCATTTTGATACCATTCTTTATCACCGTTAGCCCATTCTATAGCAGGTCCGTCAGTTCGGTGGCATTTACCATTTTGATACCAAAATTTAGTACCGCTTGCATATTCTGCAGCAGGACCGTCAATTCGGTGAAGGTTACCGTCTTG